TAAAATAGAAATTACCATTCTCATATTGAACTTCTTGGTCGGTGTAGTTACCAGGATATACATAAATAAGCGTATCACCAGTTACTGTTGATGCAGATAATTCAGCAACCACTTTATTTCTAGCTGCAGTTATTGTTTTAAATGGGTTATGTAAATCACCCCTAACCGCAGTTGAGTCATCACCTGTTGGTGAGACAAAATAAGTATTATAGATATCAATATTAGAACTGATACCACTTAATGACACACTAAACGTAGTCTCAACACTATTACCACTAAAATCTATTGATGTCGTACCTTCGTTATATGTACCACCACTAACAAATGTATCTTGTGATGTCGCGCCTGTTATAATAGATTCAACGGACCTATATTTAACTTCACCTGTACTACTATCTCTACCTAGTATTTGGGTTAAAGTGTCGTCTTGTGTTACAGCACTTAATGTTAATTTATTTAATAATATTAACTCATCGTGTACTGTGATTGGTGAACATCCGTAAATGTTAGATGTATGTATCCCTGTACAAGCTGTTATAACACCATTAAAAAATACATCACTATTGTTATAAAATGTATTACCATTAAAATCTACACCATTAGTACAACCAGATATTGTACTTAAAAAGGTTGTACCTGAACATACAAAGAAATTACCCGTTGCACCTGTAGTAGCTCCACCAGCACCAGATGGCTCAACAACAAAATATTTTACTATATCTGGACCACAATTTTTATTACTCATCTTATATTATAATTAATCCTCTTAAATTTATTTCAGATATTTTATTAGAATCTGTTTTAACTATGTTAATAATTATCTGGTCAGTTGGTTCAGCCACAAATGGTACCGATACAGGACTACCATTTAAGTGTATTGTATAGGTTGTAATATTATCCGTACCAACAGAAGAAAAGTTTGTCTTATTATCTGTAGAAAATCTTAATGTGGTTGGTGCTCCAGGTAAAAATTGTACCACAACCTTCAAAGACTTATCATTTTCAGTATCATCTTTAATAAACCTAGCGACAGGTTTAGTTCTTTTGGTTTCTATTTCTGTGGTTACAAACATCCTACTTATAGCTGGTTTAACATCAAACTCTTCTTCATCTACTAAATATCCTTGTAATTTCATTTCATAGGTTTGTACATAAAATCTTTTCCCTTCTAAATCATCTACCTGACTTTCATCACCAATACTTTCTAATAATATAGGAAAATAATGGCCTTTTATATTGACATAAGCTTGAGCTGAAGCAAAAGTTTGTAACACTTTTTGGTGTAACTTATTAAGTTCCCTCATTCTAAAAGAGAAAAACCTAACAGTATACGTTAAATCAACACCAACAGGGTTAGGTATACCATAAATATCAGCCCCATTACGACTACCATTCCAAATAGGTATTTGCATATAAGGAAAGTTTTTTCTAACTGGTATTTTAAAATCGGCCGGATTAGTTCCTGTTTCGGGGTTAGGTCTTCTTACAACAGAAACAAAAGGAATTTTTATATTTTTATATTTATCTGTATTAGGCCAAAGTTTAGTGAATTCATTCCATCTTTGTAAAGTTAAAAAATGGACAGGAACCTTTTCACCCTTTAACTCAAAACCTAAATCGTCATTAACAAAACCAACCAGTCCCGCATCTAAATCAGCAAAATCTACTGACCTAGGTAAAAATTGTTTATTTTGTTCTAAAAACTGGTCAACCCATCTCTGTGGTCCAGATTCTGGGTTAACAACTTTTATGTCTATATCTTTTTTTATTTTCTTAGGTAATGCCATATCTAATTTTATCCGTTAAATTCATCTTCATCAGCTGTAACACAAGTTATTTTTCTATAATAAGGTTTGTACCCCACCCTTGTCTTTTGGTTATCACTATTTATTTTACCGTCATTAGATACTGTAAAATATTTTATATTATCCTCTTTATCAGGATAACCAATGTAATCACCATAACTAATGTCTACATTTAATTCTTTTAATTGGTCTTCAAAAACAGTAAAAACTAAGTTACCGTAATCTTCATATCTACCATACCCTTCAGAATAAGCTTTTGATTGAGACTCTTCTAAAGAAGGTCTAACTTTTAATTCAATTGGTGGATGAAACCTTATTTCTTCAGAATCAGATTCACCATAAACATCATCCGTTTGACTTTTAATTCTATCGACCCTAAAAAGTATCACAGTAAAGTTTATATCACCCTCTAAATATTCACGTGCCATTTCGTTTTCTAGACCAAAATCTATATAATCATAAAATTTGCCCATACGATTTATTGGTAATCTTTTCTTACTTGACATAAAATCTTTTATTATAAATATTTAGTAATCCTCTATTTGGTTTATTTTTTAAAAATTGTTTTTATATTTAATAAGTTATGTTAGATATTAATAAGTTGAAAAACAGAAAGGCTCTAGTCAAACTTGAAGAGTATGGTGGTAATAATGAATATTTAATTTCATTAAAAAATAGATTAGAAAAGGAGGGTTCTTTCCCTATCACACCTAGTGTTGCAGAATACATTGAATTAAATTCTGATAGAGAACCTTTAGAAATAAATAAAATAATAGAAATAAACGAGTTTTTAGGTAAACAATTACAAAATAAATTTGAACTCAATCATATACCAGAAAAAGTAATGGTAGAATGGGTTTTAGGTGAAACAGAAAAAAGTTACCACGTAAAAGGTAAGGTATTTAAAAATCAAAAGTATTCACCACTTTTTTATGTTTCTAAGTCACAAATATCTGAAAATTTATTAGATGTTGAAGTTGAGGTTGAGGTTGATTTTGATGAGTATCAAAAAAGGGATAAAAGAGGGTGGAGAGTATTTCCTCACCAAGAAACAGGTGTTAAGTTTTTATTAAGTAAAAATAATAGAATACTAGGTGATGACATGGGTTTAGGCAAAACCTTAATGTCAACCATAGCTTCCATTGAATCTGGAGCGAAGAAAATATTGGTTGTTTGCCCTGCTAACGCTAAAATAAATTGGTTTAGGGAACTTAACGCTTACATACCAGAAGAAGACATTTCTATAGTTAAATCTGGTCATTGGAACCCTAAAAAATATACAATAATTAATTATGATATTTTAAAAAATTTTCACACAATTACTGATGGTAGAAAAAATTATAAAGACTATGAAATACATAGACATTTAATGGATGAAGAATTTGACTTAGTTATTATGGATGAGGCACACATGGTTAAAAATCCAAAAGCCAATAGAACCAAGATAATGAATAAAATTACTGAAAAAATAAAAAGGCGTTGGTTATTAACGGGAACACCCATAGCTAATAGGCCTATGGACTTCTTTAATCTATTAAATATTTGTGACTCACCAGTTACCTCTAGTTGGAAACAATTTGCTTTTAGGTATTGTGATGGTAAAAAATTTAAAAAGAAGTTAAAATCAGGTGGTTATAGGGACATATGGATTACGGATGGAGCTTCTAACCTAGAGGAGTTACATAATAGAACTAAAAATTTAATTCTTAGGAGAAAAAAAGAAGACCATTTAGATTTACCACCAAAGATAGTTGCTCCTTATTACGTTGAAATAGATGACATGGGTCAATACCACAGAGTTTTTGAAGAGTATTTAGAATGGGCTAAATCTGAAGGTAAAAGGTTAGGCACAGGTAGACATATGGTAGAGTTAATTGTTTTAAGAAAGTATTTAGCTTTGGAGAAAACTAAACAAACAATTGAATTAGCTGAACAAGCTATTGAAAACGGTCAAAAAGTTATTATTTTCACAAACTTTACCCATTCTTTTGACGCTTTAATGGACCACTTTGGTAGATTAGCTGTTGGTCATAACGGTAAAATGAACGCTAACAATAAACAAAACTCTATAGACAGATTTCAAGAAGATGATAATGTAAAAGTGTTTGTGGGTAACCTTATTTCAGCCGGTACCGCAATAACCCTAACCAAAGCTGAGACCGTTATTATGAATGATTTAGACTTTGTACCATCAAATCATGCTCAAGCAGAAGACAGAGCTCATAGGATAGGAAGTACTTCAACAACCAACGTTTATTACCCTATAGCTGTAGGTACTATTGATGAAATGATTTATAAGATATTGGAAAAGAAAAGGAAGATTATTGATACTGTTATTGGTGATGAACATGTTTCTATGGATATTGGGAACGATTTATTTAAACAAATGTTAAAAGGCCATTTTTAATTACAATGATTTGGATTTGGCTTCTAAAATTTTAAGGTACAAACTATAATTAAAATTATTACCCGCTTTTTTCCAATAGTCAAAAATATAAACCATATTTGGTCTAGAATGAGGTTCGTTAGTTCTTTCTTTTGGTGTGTGTGTTGATTTTAATTTTATTGTCATTGATTTTTTTATACAAATATAATACTTTTAACTAAACAATCAAAATAAATTTGAAAAAACGTATGAAGAGTAAAGAAAGGGTTGTACACCCCAAACATTATAATAAAGGGGTTGAGATGTGGGATTATGCTTATTCGCATAAATTAGATTTCTTTGAAGGTAATATTGTTAAATATGTAACCAGATGGAAAGATAAGAACGGTATAGAGGATTTAAAAAAAGCAAAAACTTATCTAGACAAACTTATAGAGTTAGAGGAGAATAAAGCTTAACAATATTTAGATAAATTAATTGAACTGAATGTAAAGTAGTGATATTTATTTAAAAAAGATAAAAAATGAACATTATTTTAAATGAGGGGTTATTAAATGAAGGTGGTTTACGTAATATACGTGAACTATCTAAAAGATATTCTAAAGCAAAAATATATTTCCATCAAGATTTAGACGGGGTTACCACGGCTTTGGCAATGAAAAATTATTTGGAGAATAACGGAATAAAGGTTGTTGATTCTGAAATAGTACAGTATGGTGATAAAGAGTTCGCTATTAAAAAACCATCAGCTAAAGGTGATATCATGCCAGTTTTAGTTGATTTCGCTCATGGTAAACCAATGTTTGTTATACACACTGACCATCACGATAAACAGGTTGGTGCTGAAAAAAACGCTTCAACTTCTTTTAGGTCTTCTCGTTCAAACGTTGAGACAATTTCACAGATAGTCTCACCTTCCGACATATTCCCAAATAACGACATTAAAATGATTTCTACTGTTGATTCGGCTGATTTTGTTAACATGGGAATTAAACCTGAAGATGTTATGACTTACGTTTTTCAGTTAGATAGAGAAAAAGAACTTTCTAGAAATAAAAAAATTATGGCTTTAGTGACCAATAAGTTATTGTTGGCCTATAAAAATAAACCTAAATTTTTAGAAAATCTAGTAATGAACTCAACACCATCTCTTTTAAATATTTATTTAAATATAGTTAAACAAGCTAAAGAAGATGGTTATGTTTCACCTGATGTTATGAAAACAAATCTAGATGTCTATATTCTAAAACAAAAATCTAGTGAAAATGTAGAATATATAGAAGATTACGGTATTATATCACAATATGGCGGTGGAGCTTTATTTAAACCTGGTGCTTATGATAGATACGTACCTTTTAAAAATTACCCTGAAGCTAATTTTTTAGTTATAGCTTGGCCTCTAGGTTTATTACAGGCATCTTGTAACCCTTTTAAGGCTAGTAGAGAATTAAAAGGTGTTAATTTAGGTGAAATAGCTCAAGAAGTTTTAAAGGAATATGAGTCAGAATTAAAATCTAAAAAAATAACTGTAGATACTATTAAATATTTTGCTGAAAAACATAAATCATTTAACTCCGAATCTGTTGGTTTTACGTTTAAAGATATGATGGCCATGTTTGAAGAGTCTAGTGGTGGTGTTAGTGGTGTAGAAAAAACACCTAAAGGTTCACCAGAGGACTATACGGTTGAGAGATGGCAAAGTGCAATTAAAAAAGTTATGGACAAACCTTATAGTGACTTAAGTGTTAGAGAAAGGAAGGCACTTAAATTATTATCCGTAACAGGTTGGGATATGGTTCAAGCGAATAGTGGTGGACACAAATGTATTACTAACATATCTGGTATGATGTATTTTGGTAAAGGTGGTAATGATTTCTTAAAAAAGTTAAAAGATAGTCTTATTAATAAATTAAAAGAAAAAATAGATAAAGATAAAGTACAAGAAAATATAGTAACAAAAAAAACTATTTTAAAAGAAGTTAAGGAGTTTCAAGAAATATACTCTACTATGTGGGACAAAATGTTGAAACAAGTTTGCATGAAATACACAAACGATGTAAGTAAAGCAGAAGATTTTTGTCAAAATGGATTTATAAAAGTTCATAAAAATTTACATAAATACGAAGAAACTGGTTCATTAGCTGGTTGGGTAAGAAGGGTTATTAATAATAGTATCTTGGATGAATTAAGAAAAAATAAATTATCTTTTGTTGATAATGAAGATGGATTTGACTTTTCTAGGTATGATAATAGTGATGAAGACTACGAAGAAGAAGAAGAAAATCTTTCTATAAGTGATATCACAAAAGTTTTACCACAACTATCACCAGCATACAAAAAAACATTTGAACTTTACTATTTAGATGGTTTAACCCATAACGAAATAGCTAAAGAATTAGGTGTATCCACAAGTACATCAAAAACAAATTTAATGAAAGCGAAAAATAAAATAAAAGGGCTTTTAGGTAGATAAAAATAAAAAACACATCTGATTATTTACGATGTGTTTTTTTATGCCTATAATTAAAATATTATTAACTAGTGGGTAAGATTAACCCGTACCAAAAATCTAAATTTATGAGTAAGATAGAAAAAGCTACCCCAGAGGATATTAAAAAGTTTTTAGAAGGGCATGACGATGAAAAATATATCGTATCTATAGAGTTAGACCAAACAGGAGATTGGTCAATAGACGAAACAAACAAAGTATATATTGTTATTGATGACCCTAAGAAGGGTAAAAGAATTAAAGTCCAAAAGTTTACACCTTTTTGTTGGACAAAATCATTAAAAGGGAGTGGCTTTTATGATGATGATGTTGAAAAAATAAAAAGAAAGGCTAAAGAATTTGGTATTTATACGGAGAAACTAAAAACAGGTGATAATGAAAGGTTAGAAGATGGTTATAAGTATATTGTTAAAACAACAGGTACTTATCGTGATTTGGTTAACTTTTTAAAAAGAGGGGGTATAAACCCTTGGGATAGGGATAGAAAATTAGTACAGATTTTACCACCCGTAGAACAGTTCATGGTTCAAACAGGTAAAAGGTTATTTAAAGGTTATGAAGATTATACTGACGTACATAAACTAACATTTGATATTGAGACAACTAGTTTAACACCTGAAACAGGACATTCGTTTATGGTTGGGGTTAAAGATAATCGTGGTTTTAAAAAGTTGTTAACAGCTTATGGTAAAGACGGTAATTATAGTAAGGAAGGTGAAAAGAAGATGTATGAAGATTTATTTAAAATTATACACGAATTAGAACCTTCCATTATTGTTGGGTATAACTCGGAAAACTTTGATTGGAATTATATTTTTGGTAGAATGGACATATTGGGTATGTCGGAGACAAATATTAGAAGGAATAAAAAAGATAATAGAATAACTTCGATAAACATATTATCCGATGTAATAAAAACTAAACACCCAATGGTAGGTTTAGCTAGAAAACCAGCAACATTAAAAATGGGTGCTGAGATAGAAGATTATTATCAAACAACAATGTGGGGGTATAATATCATGGATACATACCATAGAGTTAGACAAGCTATGGCTTTAAATTCTAGTTTACAAAATGGTAGACTGAAGTATATAGCTCAAGAAGCAGGATTAGAAAGGCCCAATAGAGTTTATATTGATGGTGCTAAATTAGGTAAAATTTGGAATGAGAACAAAGATTTTAATTATAACCCAACTTCAGGTCAATGGTATGGTTTGGATGGTGTTAAACCAGAACCTAAAGAAGTTGATAGTAAGATTATTGATGGTTATGAAGATAAGTGGGAAATTGTTGATGGTAGATTTTTATTAAGGGAATATCTTAATGATGACCTTTTAGAAACAGAACAAGTTGATGATACCTATGCTCAAGCTGGATTTTTAACAGCGGCTCTAGTACCAACCAACTTTGGTAGGTCTATAACAATGGGTACGGCCACAATGTGGAAGTTATTAATGATGGCTTGGTCGTATGAGAATAATTTAGCATTACCCGATACACAACCAAAAAGAGATTTTGTTGGTGGTTTGTCTAGATTGTTAAATTTAGGTTATAGTGTTAATATTGCTAAATTTGATTACGCATCACTTTACCCTTCAATACAACTAACCCATAACGTATTCCCTGAAGTAGATGTTTCAGGGGCTTTGGAAGCTATGTTACAGTACCTTTTGGATACACGTAATGAATACAAACATCTTGCCGGTAAATATTATAAAGAAGGTAACAACTTTTTGGGTAGTAAGTTTGATAAAAAACAATTACCGATTAAAATTTTCAACAACTCAGCTTTTGGTTCTATTTCAGCTCCCTATATATTTCCTTGGGGTGATATTAATATTGGTGAGATGATTACCTGTACAGGCAGACAATATCTAAGACATATGATTCAGTTTTTTATGGATAAAGACTATAAACCATTAGTTTTAGATACGGATGGTGTAAACTTTTCTTATGGTAAAAACGTTAGTGACCACACTTACATTGGTCGTGGTTTCCATAAATTTGTTGAAGAAGGGAAGGAATATAAGGGAATTGAAGCTGATGTTTCTGAATATAACGATAGATTTATGTATGGAGCTATGGGTCTAGATATTGATGAGATTTGGCCAGCAACAATTAATTTATCTCGTAAAAACTACGCAACACTAAAGCCAAATGGTAAGATTAAATTAACTGGTAATACTATAAAAGGTAAAACAATCCAAAAATATATTAAAACTTTTTTAAATAATGGTATAAAAATGTTGTTAAACGGTGATGGTAAAGGGTTTGTAGATTACTATAATTCTTACCTTGAAAGAATTTATAATATGGATATACCTTTATCCGAAATAGCCAACAACTCAAAAGTTAAAAAAACTATTAAGCAATATAAAAATAGAGGGTTAAATAAAAACAAACTACCACTGCCAAGACAAGCTCACATGGAGTTATTGATAAAAGAAGGTGTTGAGCCACAATTAGGTGATAATATATTTTATATTAATAATGGTTCTAGAAAATCACACGGTGATATACAGGTTAGAAAAAGAAAAACGGACCCACCTGAAGGAATTTTAGTTTTTAACTCTTATTTAATTAGTTCCGAACAGATGGAAAAGAACCCAAATCTAAAGGGTGAGTATAATGTACCAAAATATTTATCGGCTTTTAATAAAAAAGTAGAACCTTTATTGGTTGTTTTTAGGACACATATTAGAGAGTCTTTATTAATCACTGACCCAACAGAAAAACAATTTTTTACTAGAAGTGAATTAGAGTTAGTTTCTGGTATTGCGTCTAAAGAAGGTGACCAAGATAACCTAGAAGAGTTAATGACACCTAGTGATGAAGAGTTGGTGTTTTGGGAATCACAAAAGGTATCACCTGATTATATGATTAAAGATAGGTTTAGTGATTCTAAAAAGTCTTTAGATTCTAAAGGTGAGACAATTAGTGCATAAAACTTCAGATTTTAAAAAAAATAAAATTAAACTAACATAATTACTAGATATTTATTTAAAAAAGTAATTATGAACGTAATTTTAATATCGGAGTTGGTTAACAAAGATGGTAGTCGTATAAAGGGTGGAGCTAAGATAGACCAAGACAACAACATGACCACTTCTAAAATTACAACTGACGATTTTGTACATATGACAAGACAAGGATTAAGTATGTATAACAATTTTGGTCGTATATATTATGGTGAGAGTGATGATACTAATGATGGTGTTGAATTACCACCGGAAGATAAAGAAGAAATACCAGAACCAAAAAAAACAAGAGGGACTAGACCAAAAAGAAAGTCAAATATTCAAAAACCAAATATAGGGACACCTAAACCAATAAAAATTAAGGAAAATGGTAAAAATAAAATGAACTCTTTAATAGAGGATATATTTACAAAAAAAGATTTTGATAAAGAATTTGTAGATAAGAAAACTAAGGATTTCACACTAAATGGTATAGGTGATTTAGAGACAATTAGAGACACCAACCCAATTTTAATTAGAAAAGTGGGAGCTCTAAAAGATATTATTGAAAAAAATAGTACAAGTGGTGAAGAAAAGGCTGTAATTTTAAATTATTTATTGAGTATGGACATTACTGATATACCACAAGAATATAAACAAGAACTTAAAAAAAAATTAAGTTAATGGCAAATAGTAAACTTAAAGGTGATAAAATATTAATAGATGATGATATCGATTATCATTTAAAAAAAATTTATAATTCATATAAAGGCCCAAAAGACGTTGAAGGTTACGAAAGGTTAAGGGGTCTGTGTGATAATAACGATATCTCTTATGAACAATTAAAAAGAATTAAAAATTTTTTTGATGCCTTTGAAGGTAAAAATAATGAAACAATGTACCTACTAAACGGTGGTACTAAAATGAAAGAGTGGGTACAATCCAAACTAGACGATATGAGAGATAACGTTAATAGTAAAAAGAAAAATATGAAAAATATTGGTATGTCTAACCAATATCAAAAAGATAAAATAGGCATTAGTAGTGTAAAAATAGATACTCACGACTCTGATATGAATAAAATTTTAAGACAGGAAGGTATTTATAGAATAAAGGTCTTAGATGACCTAATAACAGAAATTAATAAAAACAAAAAATTATGTCACATTTCTTAGGACCAATAGCTCCGATACTAACGGACGCAGCTTCAGTACAAGATTTAAACCCTAACGGTGGAGCTATAACAAATCAATTACCATCACTTAAGGCTGAAGGTGATATACAAAGAGCTAACATAACATCTTTTAATGAATTTAAAGATGTACCAAACCAAGGGTATGGTGCACAAAACCCCGCAGCTCAATCTGATGGTGATGACCATGGTAGGGGTGAAACAGGACCAAATTCTGGTGTGGGTACAATTATAGACGAACAAAGAAAAGATGTGTTATTATACTCTTCTGGTAACAAATACCAACCTGGTTCAGGTAACAACTATTATAACTTTAGTTACGGAGAACAATATTGGTAAAATGAAACTTTACTCTTTATTTGAAAACCTTATATTAGAAGCCACTAATAGGGCTGAAATAGAAGATGCTATGAATAAACGTAGAATAGTTTCTTTACGTTATGACGATGATGAAGACCCAGGAGGTAAAGGCCAAAGATGGGTAGAAGTTTATTGTTATGGTTCTTCTTTAGCTGATAATGACATGGTAAGAGTATACCAAGTGGGTGGTGATACAAAAACAATACAACCTGGTTGGAAAACTTTTAGAACTGATAGGATGGAAGATTTTAGGGTATTAAGTGGTACATTTAACGAACCTAGACCTTTATTTAACCCTACTGGTGATAGAAGTATGAAAAGAATATATAAAATAACAGAATTTGAATTATGAACCCAAAATTACTAGATATATTAAAAAAAGCTAAAGACGTTGAGCAAAGAGCAAAACAATTTGATTCTACTGATGTTTCAACATTGGAGGCTAATGTACAATCAAGAATACAAAAAACACCCCAAACTAGTAGTGGTATGGTGACAGAACAACCAACTAATAGACCACAACCTAAAATAGATATTAATAGTGATGTTTATAGGGATAGGGTTAAGGAATCTGGGTTACCACCAGAAATAATGAAAGCCATGTTAGACAACCCAATCCAACAACCTGACGCACCTGGAACATTCTCAATGGATGAAGAGGCTATAAGAGAGGTTAACCCTAATTATGGTAAACAAACAATAACTGAAACTCCAATACCTTCAATAAGTAATAAATCTAGTGTCACCACTGATAATAATACTATTAGAAAAATGATAGCCGAAGAAATAGCTAAAGCTTTACCTTCAATAGTTGAGAAGTATTTTGATAAAAAAATGATTCAAGAGAACATCAATGTGTTAAAAAGTTTAAAAATTAAAAGAAAAACAAATAACAATAGAACATAAAAAAATTAATATGACACAAAAAGGATGTGGTTGTAAAGGCAACAAAGGAAAATGTGGAGATAGACCAAAATCCACAAAATAAATAAAACCCCTCAAACGAGGGGTTTTTTATTTACAACTAACCATATTTTATTATATTTCATAAAAAGTAATATAAGATATGAGTAAGATAAAAGTTTTAGTTCTTCCATCGGATAGAACAGGGGTATCGAAGTTTCGTTCAGTAGAACCCCATATGAAATTACAAGAATTATATAATGAGGAATTCCATGTAGACATAGTTACAGCCGGAACTATGGATTTTAGTTGGGACGATTCTTCCTATTTAAAAAAATATGATATAATACACTTTCACAGAACCCTACCTAAAGTCATTAACGGACAACTAAGGCATGTTTATTTAGATGAAATGTATGATGTATTGAATAAAATTCATGCTTTAGGTATTATAACAATTATGGATTTAGATGATTATTGGGAACCTTCTAAAGAACATCCGGCATACCAAATGATTATTAACGATAAGTTACCTCAAAAAATTAAAGAAAATATTAAAAAAGTTAATTACGTTACAACAACTACCCCAATTTTTGCAAAAGAAATTAGTAAATTAAATGAAAACGTAATAGTGTTACCTAACTCAATTGACCCTAATGAAAAACAATTTACACCAAAACCAGAAAAAACTAATAAAAAAACTAGAATTGGGTGGTTAGGTGGTTCTTCTCACTATCATGATTTAATTCTAATTGGTAGTAGTGTTAGTAGGTTTTTAGATGAAAATAAAGAAAATTCACAAATGGTATTATGTGGTTTTGATACTAGAGGTAATATTACTGAAATAGATAAAAACACTAAACAACAAAAAACTAGGAAAATTAAACCAGAGGAAAGTGTTTGGTCTAGGTATGAAGAAATGTTTACTAAAAAATACGGTATAATTAACGAAGGTTATTTAAAGCAACTGAAAAAATTTGATGAACCTAGTGATAAGCAATTTAATAATTTAGATGAGGTTTATAGAAGGGTTTGGACCAAACCTATTACTTCTTACGCTTCTAACTACAATTTATTCGATATCTCTATGGCCCCAATTAAAGAACATAGTTTTAATAAAAATAAATCACAATTAAAAGTTATTGAAGCTGGTTTTCATAAAAAAGCTTTAATCGCACAAGACTATGGACCTTATCAAATAGATTGTGTACCTTTAATAGAGTATGGCGGTAAAATAAATGAAAAAGGTAACGCTATTTTAGTTGAAACTAGAAAAAACCATAAGGATTGGTATAAAGCTCTTAAGAAATTAAATGATAATCCTGGTTTAGTAGAACTTTTATCAAACAATTTATACGAAACAGTAAAAGATAAATACCATATAAATACTGTCACTAATACTAGGGCAACATGGTATAAACAGATAGTTTCTGATAATAAAAATCAAATTAAAGAGTTTATCGAACATACTAATAATGTCTAATTAATTTAATAAAAAAAGATTAACAAATGCAGTTTAAAGTAGATAAATTATTATTTTTTGATATTGAGTCGGTAAGTCAGTATAAAGACTTGTATGATATGCCTGATAGGCAATTAAACATGTGGGAATCTTATTATGATTCATTTAGAAAAAAAGTAACTGACGAAAATAAAATAGACCCAGTTATGGATGAAAAAGATATTAAAAGAGAGGTTTATCGGCAAACTGCGGCATTTTTTCCTGAGTTTGGGAAAGTTGCTTGTGTTTCTATGGCTTTTGTTACAAAAGGTGGTGAGGTTAGGTTTGAATCTTTTTATGGTGAAGATGAATTACATGTTTTAACTGAGACTAGAAAAATATTTGATAAAATTGAACCGCTTGGTTTCGACCTTTGTGGTCAAAATATTAAAATGTTTGATATCCCATTTCTAGGAAAAAGATATTTTATTAATGGAATGAAACCACCAAAACTATTCCCATTACACGACACAAAACCTTGGGACCTTAGAGTTTTAGATACAAAAAATGTCTGGCAATTTGGTAATAATTGGTCTATTGGTTCTTTAGATTTAATGTGTACAGTTTTAAATATTGACTCACCTAAAAATGGTGATGTTAAAGGTGGTAACGTAACTACAAACTATTGGGAAGGTAATCATGAAGAAATTAAAGAGTATTGTGAAAAAGACGTAAAAGCTCTTGTAGATATAATAACAAAATTAAATAATTTAAAATAATGAGCGAAATTAAAAACCAAATTAAGGAATTAAAATCTTTGGCTAAAATGGATATGTTACCATCAGAAACTAAAGAAGAAATTATGATGGCTATAAAACTAGCTGAATCTGTCCAAGATTACGATAAAGAAAAACCCGAATCTAAAATTAAAAAGGTTAAAATTAAATATATAAACGAGTCAAATAACAAAAACCCTGTATACGCTAAAATCGGTGATTCTGGTTTTGATTTAAGAGCTAATGAAAGGGGTTCATTAAAACCATTAGAAAGAAAACTTGTTGGTACAGGTTTATATTTTGAACTTCCTGATGGTTATGAATTACAAATTAGACCTCGTAGTGGTTTGGCATATAAAAATGGTGTTACAGTACTTAATTCACCAGGAACTGTTGATACTGGATATAGAGGTGAAATTAAAGTTCTTTTAGTTAACATAAGTAACGAAAAGTTTACTTGGGATAAGGGTGAGAGAATTGCTCAAGGTGTGGTATCACATAGAATTAGTTCTGATTTTGGGGATTTAATTGAAGTTTTAGAAATAAATGAATCTGAACGTGGTGACGGAGGGTTCGGTTCAACAGGTACGAAGTAATGAGTGTAGTAGCAGTAAAAGTAGAAAAAGATAAAATAACCATTGGGGCTGATAGTATCTTGGTTTCAGGCTGGACGCAAGAAAAAGATAAGTTAGCCAAATTAAACGAAATAAATGGGATGGTTATTGGGGATGTAGGTGATGCTCAAGAAGGTGCCCTATTTCTTATGTATTGTAAAACACGTAAACCTAGAGCGGCTTCAGTTGAAGATTTGGTTGAGTTTATGTCAGAGTTTCAGGATTGGATGTCTAAAAAAGTAGAGATATCTAAATTAGAAAATCAGTACGTTATTATTTTAAATGGGAAAGCTTTTATGATGGAAGGTTTTTTTATTAAAGAAGTAACTGATTATACCGCGATTGGAGCTGGTATGGATTACGCGTTATCAGCTCTTTATTTAGGGAATAGTGTGAAAGAATCTATAAAGGCGGCGTGTCATCTATCCATTTATTGTGAAGAACCTATTAACATTATTGAAGTTAAAAAATAATATATGAAATTGTTAAGAAAATTACCATCTAAAAGTGTTGAAGATTTATTTTTTGATATGTCTATTAATTCTAAATCTGGGTGTAATATTAGGGTTGGTGATAAACACTATAATGTATATATTAATAACGCTAGTGAATACGTAGTTACTGAATTTAAACTAGATTATGAATTAACAGAAGAAGAGTTTAAAAAATTTAAAAAATGATTAGCGTAATATACTCAACTAGAACCACTAAACCAGAATTTATTGAAGAAATAAAAAAAACTAGTGGTATACATAAAATAGAAATTATAGAAATTGTTAATGATGGTGAAATGTCATTAACACAAGCGTACAATAAAGGTTTAAAAGAAACAAATAATGATATTGTGGTTTTTTGTCATGACGACATTATTTTCAATACCAAAAATTGGGGCCGTAAATTAAAATCTTTATTTGAAAAAAACCCTGAATATGGTATTATTGGTATCGCTGGGACTACCGATTTAATAGACGGTAGGTGGTGGACACTAAAAGAGTCTATGAATGGTATAGTTTCACACCAACACGAAGGTAAAAAATGGACTAATTATTATTCAAAAGACCAAGGTAAAACAATAACCGAAATGGTGGCATTAGATGGGTTATTTTTTGCGATAGATAAAACAAAAATAAAACACACATTTGACGAAGATTTTCACGGGTTCCATTTTTACGATATTTCATTTTGTTTTCCTAATTATTTAGATGGTGTTAAAATTGGTTTAACCACATTCATAAGGATTACACACTTATCTATTGGTCAAACAAACCAACAATGGGAGGGACATAAACTTAGATTTGAAGAAAAATATAAAGACAAATTACCCGTTAGGTTAACCAGTAATAAAACTTTTGATGAAAAATTAAAATTTAACCCCGATTCAGTTGCTTTCGGTATGGTAACATATAATGCTGAACATAGGATTAAACAAAGTGCTTTTACAGTACCTAAATGGGTTAAAAACTTTGTTATAGTTAATGATGGGACACCATACCCTAAAGAATCTTATCCCGAACAAGCACATATTATCCAACACGAAAAAAATAAATCTGTTGGTGCGGCTAAGACAACAGCAATTAATTATTTAATGGAAAACACTGATTGTGAACACATATTCATAATGGAGGATGATATTCTTATTAAAGATGAGAATGTTTTTGAAGAATATATTAAACATTCACTAATTTCGGGAATTAAACATTTAAATTTTGCGTTACATGGGCCAGCAAATAAAAAGGGGAGTCAGGGGTTTAAAACATTAGATGAGAGAAAAGATATTGACGGTAAGCCTAATCCTAGGATGGTGGTCCCATATAGTAATGGTGATAAAGATAATGAAGATGTTAGGGTAGCTTTATACCCCAACTGTGTTGGTGCGTTTTCTTATTATTATAGACCAGTATTAGAAGACTTAGGTGGGTTTGACCCAGTGTTTAAAAATGCGTGGGAACATGTAGAACACACATACCAAGCAATTAAAAAAATGTATCACCCAGCTTTTTGGTATTTCGCTGATATAGATAGGAGTTGGGATTATCTAACAGATATACCTAACTCAATAGAAGAAAGTACTATAGGGCATACAGATACATGGAATGAAAATTTTAGAAAGGGTACGGCTTGGTATAAAAAGAAACATGGAATGACACCTACTGAGACACCAGTGGCAACACCAGAACAGGTACAACAACAATTACAAATGATTTACCAAAATAGAGGATAATGATAGACTTTAAAGATGTAACATTTATAGTACCAATAAGGTTTGATTCGGAAGATAGAAGAAACAATTTCAAGATATCAATGAATTACCTTTTAAGAAACTTTGACACAAACATAATAGTTTTAGATAGTGATAAAGAATCTAATGAAGAATTTGTTAAATCAGTTTCAGAAAAAATTAAATATGTTTTTGAAAAAAATGATGAAAAATTGTTTCATAGAACTAGACTATTAAATGATATGACTAAATTAGCAGAAACAGAAATAGTTGTTAATTATGATGTTGATGTCATTTTTCCGATAGCCCAATACATAGACGCTAAGAAAAAAATAGAAGAAGGGTGTACAATGTGTTTTCCTTATGCTGGAAAATTTTATGATATACCTAGAAAATTCTTTGATTTAGTTAATGATGATAAATTATTGGAAATACCCTTGGGCCAATGCACTTTATTTAATCCCAACTCGGTTGGTGGAGCTCTTTTCTTCCATAAAGAAAGATATCGTGAAATTGGTTGGGAAAACGAAAATTTTATTTCATGGGGGCATGAAGATTGGGAAAGAATTCACAGAGTCAAATTTTTAGGGTATGAGTTATGTAGGGCAAATGGCACTTTATATCACCTAACACACAGTAGAACCTCAAATAGTAACGAAAGAAATCCTTTTTATGTGTTTAATGGACAAGAAATACAAAGAATAAAAAGATTAAATAAAGAACAACTCTTAAATGAGATAAAAAAATGGAAATGGTTAAAATAATTTATTATGCCTATATCAGATAAACATAAATTAATTTTTGTACATATACCTAAAAATGCTGGTACATCTATAACTAACCATTTAAATATGGTTGATGCTGGTCACCATAGTTGGTCTTACTATGCCAGAAAATACCCACATAAATGGCAAAAATATAAAAAAATATCTATAATTAGAAACCCATGGGATAGGGTGGTTTCTTGTTATGAATACGCAAAAATGGATGATAGTTATTGGCATTCATCTAAAAATAAAGCTAGAGCCGGTAAACACTTAGATTATGATTTACTAAAAGATATGTCTTTTTTAGAATGTTTAAAATTGTTAGAAAACTCACCTAAAAAATTAAGACATCAGGGGTGGGCTAATCAGTTAAACTATATTTCTAATGGCACAAAAATAATGGTAGACTATTTAATAGACATTAAAAATATAAATGAAGAACTGTCAAAAATTTTAAACGAAAAAATAGAAATACCACTTATTAATAAAAGTAATAACAATAATTATAGAGATTATTATAAAAATGATGATATGATTAAAATAGTTAAAGATTATTACTTAATGGATGTAAAATCTTTTAATTTTAATTTTTAATAAATGAAAAAAATATATTTTGCTCCAGCTTGGGGGTTATCAAATGAAGAAATGACTAATTGGTATAAAAGACAAACACCAAAAAATAGCGGTGTTTGGGGTAATATAGAGAGCACCTACGATATAAAAAATTCTGACTATATTATTATGCAAGAAACTACAACATTAAAAAATATAGATAAAACAAAAACAATTTTTTTTGGTAAGGAACCATATTATATCGCTAAAAATAGTTGTAATAATTGTTTAAAAGAATTTCATTTTGAAAAGGGTAATAGTTGGTTTCCACAAACTTGGTGGGTGGATATACCGTATGATGAGTTAAAAAAAGAACAAAAAATAAATAAAACAAAAAAATTAAGTGCTATAAATTCTAATAAAAAGTCAACAAAGGGCCAAAGAATTAGATATAATATTATTGAATCACTTGTTAAGAACTACAACGATATAGATGTTTGGGGTAGCATGACTAGAGGTAAAAAAAATAAAGGCCCATATAAAGATATATTACCACCTAAAGACAAAAAAAATGGGTTATTACCGTATAAATACCATTTATCTATTGAAAATGGGAGTAAACCGTTTTATTTTTCAGAAAAAATAATAGACCCATTATTGTGTTGGTCAATGCCAATATATTGGGGCTGTAGTAAAATAGATAAGTTTTTACCGAAAGGTTCATACGTTAAAATAGATATAGATGACCCAAATGTGATTGATAAGATAATAGAAATAAGTGAGAGTGATATTAGAGAACAAAATTTAGATAAAATTAGTGAGGCTAGAGAAATAATTTTAAATAAATATAATTTATGGCCTACTATTGAGAAATCTTTATTTTTAGATAACCTTATAATAAATATATAATTATGGCAGATACTATAGGTGATTTAATAGACAAACTAACAATATCAAACATAAGATTATGGATGTTAGAAGATGATAGACGAATTTATTGTAACACAGAAACTAGTAAATCTGAAAATGATATAAAAATTTTTTTAAATAAAATTAGTGCAACAAATAAAGAAAGAAATAATTTAATAGACCAAATAAACGCTTCTTTAAGAGTATTAGTTGACAAGTCCGTTAATCGTGATTCAACAATACAATTAACAGCCGATGAATTATTAGGGACTGGTAAAAATAAGTTTTACAAAACAGAGGATAAATGAAAAAATACATAATAACTTCAAATAAGTATTCCTTTTGTTTAGATGGTTTACAAAAACAAATGGATAAATATTGGCCTTCCAATGAGTTTACTATTTTAGGTTTTAAAAAACCCAAAGTTAAGCTAAATAAAAATTTTAATTTTGAGTTATTAGGTTCTAATTTAAGTGATAACACACCTTGGTATAAAGCCATAACCCCATATTTTGAAAAAATTAATGAAGAACACTTTTTTTTGGCCTTTGAAGACCATTTTTTAATTGATTTTGTTAATGTTAATTTATTTAATGAGGGTGCTGATATAATAAAAAAAGATAAAACAATAGGAAAAATAAGACTATTACCAAAATATAATAAAATTGATTCTAAAATAATCGATTATAATGAAAATTTTTATGAATCTATACAAAAAAAAGCTAGTTACACAACAACGTCCCTCAGACCTTCAATATGGAGAAAAAGTTTATTTAATAAATTATTAAAAAACCAATCAATAAAAACCCCACACCAATTCGAAACTGCGAATATTAATGGTGTTTTTAATGAAAGGATACTTTTACCTAAAGGTAATTACCCTATTTTTCCCGATTTAGATGCTATGAGACAGGGGAGACCAAATAAACAAGCTGACATAAGTAAAATTTTAAAATACGATTTTTATTCTTTAAATCTAAAAAAAGAAGATTTAAATGTTTTTAATAATGTGAAAAAAATATGGAATAATGGGGTATAATGTAGATAAAATAAATCAAGAACTAAAGGGTTGGGATGGTGGTAACTATTATGGCCAATGGGAAACAGATAAAATAATAGAATCTTATTTTAATAGTGGTTATAAAGGTTTGTGTATTGAGGTTGGTGCTGCTAACGGGGTCAAGGGTTCTAATACATTATATTTTGAGGAAATGGGGTGGAATGTATTATGCATAGAACCAAATATAGGATATAAAGAATCATTAGAAAAACATAGAAAATTAATTAGATATTATGCCTGTTCTAATAAAAAAGACATATTACCATTAACGGTTTATAAAGTTGGTGAGAAAAACATAATGTCATCATTAACTTCACTAAAACCTGATAATAGATTAGTTGAAGCTCATAAAAATATTATAAATGAAAAATTTACTATAGAGGTTAAAGTAGAGACATTACCTTGGATTTTAGAAAACACTGTTGGTGGGACACCGTTCCATGGTATAACTAAAATAGATTTTATATCAATTGATACAGAAGGAACTGAATTAGATGTGTTAAAAGGTTTCGATTTTAATAAATATGATGTAAAATTATTTGTTGTTGAAAATAATTATGATGACATTGAAATTAAATCTTTTATGGAAAAAAGGGGGTTTATTAGAGATAAAAGATATAAAATAAACGACTTTTATATTAAAAAATAAAAAAAAATATTATGAATTTTATACAAATAGGGTCTAATATAGGGGCCAGTGAAAATGATGTTATATGGAACTTAATGAAAGAAAAAAAATGGGTTGGTGTATTAGTGGAGCCGGTACCCGAAAGTTTCAAACGCCTCGTTGAGAATTATAAATCAATAGAGGGTTGTTTTTTTGAAAATTCTGCTATTGCTGATTATGATGGTGAAATTAAAATATATAGCAGAAAAGATTATAAAAACAAAAGCCAACAAGCTTCAATAAATAAAAACCACTGGGGTAACGATAAATACGATGAAGTCAATTGTTTGAAATTAGAATCTTTAGTCGCTAAATATAACATGTTAAATAAAGAATTTGATTTATTACAAATAGATGCTGAAGGTGCTGATGATTTAATATTATTAAATTGTGATTTTAAAAACGTTAAACCTAAAGAAATAAGGTTTGAAAGTGTTCATTTAAGGGGGGGTAGACTAAATAAAGTTTTACAACATTTAAAAAAATGTGGTTATGAGAAAACAAAAGACAATTATTTAAAATATGTTAAAGCATTTCCAGGTTATGAACATTATGATACTGTAGTTAAAAAAATAAATTAAAATGAAAAGAAAAGAATTATTTTCTCTAGGCAGTTTATATGTTTCTGATTTTATTAAAGAAGATAATAAACCTAGGGGACCAAAGTCACCACTAACTTTGGTTATGGAAGAAGAAACTGGAGCGGTTAGATTAACTGAAACACCTGATAGTGATACTATGTATGGACAGTACTGGTATAGGTCTGGTATAAATGTAACAATGACTAAAGAGTTGGGTGATATTGCACTATCATGTTCAGAAAGTATTAAAATAAAAGATGATGATGTGTGGTTAGATATAGCTTGTAATGATGGGACATTGTTAAAACAAATACCTAAAAACATGATAAAAATAGGCGTTGACCCAGCAGACGATTCTTATACATATGAGTCTAGGCAAGTAGCTGATTTAATCATACAAGACTATTTTAACAAAGAATCTTATATTAAATCTAAATTTGGTGATAAAAAGGCTAAAATAGTTACTTGTATAGCCATGTTTTATGACTTAGATAATCCTCTAAAATTTTTAAAAGACATTTATGATGTTATGGATGATGAGGGTTTATTTGTTTTACAAATGAGTTACACACCATTAATGATTAAACAATTGGCTTTCGATAATATATGTCATGAACATGTTTATTATTATAACTTAACAAACATTAAAAACCTTTTAGAAAAAGTTAACTTTAAGATAGTAGATTGTAAATTAAATGATGTTAATGGTGGTAGTTTTAGGGTTTATATTAGAAAAGAAAACGCTAATCCTTCTAATTTTAAAACTTCGCCATATAGGGATGTGGCTAATTATAGAATTGAGTCATTTTTAGAAAAAGAAAAAAATGATAAAATGGATTCAGTGGAACCATATATAGAATTTTGGAAGAATATTAATAATCTTAAAGATGAGACTGTAGCATTCATTAAGAAAGCGAAATCAGAAGGTAAAACTGTTTGGGGTTATGGAGCCTCAACTAAAGGTAATACTCTTCTTCAATGGTTTGGTCTTGACGAAACACTTATTGATGGTATTGCGGAACGTAGTCCATATAAGTTTGGATTAAAAACCGTTGGTACTAATATCCCTATTTATTCCGAAGATGAGATGAGAAAGATTAACCCTGACTATATGTTAGTGTTACCTTGGCATTTTATTGACGAGTTTATTAAAAGGGAAAGTGATTATTTAAATAGTGGTGGTAAATTTATTGTACCGTGCCCAAAATTTGAGATTATTGGAAAATAAATATAACATATTATATGCAAAAACACCAAAAACAGGGTCTAGTTCCGTAAGAGATACTTTAATTGATTATTGTGTTATTAAGGGTATAAAGTATTCTACTAATTCTGTTACTGGGATAAATAAAATTAATTCTAACGTTGGAGCCAGTTTAGGTCATATTACCTATGATTTATTAATAAAAGAAGTTAAACCTAAATTAATTCATAACAATAAAACACTAATAATTTCTAGTGTTAGGGAACCGTTAGATAAATATATTTCACATTGTGGTTATCTTGGCCTTAATGTTAATAATTATAAAGGATTCAAGAATAAGGGTTGGAATAAGATAATGGATAATCAAATGTGTTATTACTTAGGTTTTAAAAATTTAGAGTCTATAACTAAAGAAAATATTAAAAATAGGTTTGATTACGTAACAATATTAGACGAATGGGGTAACTCAATGAACAAATTAAGTGAATTAATGGAAACCCAACTCAATAATTACCATTCAAACAAAAACCCAAAAAGAAAAAATAACCAAATAAACCCATCTATTATTAGTTTATTTAAAAAAAATAATGAAATGGATTATAAATTATATGAATTATGTAAAGAAATATATGTCTAAAAAAGTTTTAATAACAGGTATTTGTGGTATGGATGGTAGTTTTATGGCCGATTTTTTATTAAAAAAAGGGTACGATGTTTTTGGGATGTCACACAAAAAAAATAAAAATAAAATAAAAAATGTTACTTATATTAATGGTGACTTATCTGACATAAATTCTTTACAAAAATGTTTAAATAATGTTAAACCTGATGAAATATATAATTTAGGGGGAGAATCAAAAATTGACCCCAGCTGGAAAAACCCTAAAAAACATCTAATGATTAATGGGGTATCAGTATTACATTTTTTAGAATACATTAAAAATGAATCACCCACAACCAAGTTATTTAACGCCGGTTCTTCGGAAATGTTTGGTTACCCACAAGAATCACCACAAAACGAAAATACTAAATTTTCACCACGAAACCCATATGGTTCTATAAAAGTTTATGCTTATGATATGATAAGACATTATAGAGAAAAATATGGTGTTTTTGGTTGTACGGGTATTTTATATAATCATGAATCAGAATTAAGGGATTTGAAAATGGTTAGTAGAAAAATAACTAATGGGGTCGCTAAAATACATTTGGGTTTATCCAATAAAATAGTTTTAGGTAATCTTGAATTTATTAGGGATTGGGGTTATGTTTTAGATTATGTTGAGGCGATGTGGATGATATTACAACAAGAAAGACCAAAAGACTATGTAATATCTAGTAACGTACCAAGGACAATTAAAGATTTTTTAGATATTGCATTTAAAACTATAGATATATGTGATTGGTCCCCTTACGTTGATGTAGACAAAAAATATATTAGAGTAGAAGAAAAACATCCATTAGTTGGGGACAACTCTGAACTTAAAAAAATAGGCTGGTCACCCAAAACTAGTTTTAGTGATATGATAAAAAAAATGGTTTTAAACGATATAAAAATTTTAAAAAATGAAAAATAAATGAAAAAATTTTACTCACAATATAAACAAGATGAATGGTTATATAATAATCATTTTAAAAATAAAAATAATGGTTTTTTTTTAGAGATAGGGGCAGATGATGGTGTTGATAAAAGTAATACTAAGTTTTTTGAAGAATTAGGGTGGGCTGGTATGTGTATTGAAGCTAGCCCTAAAAGGTTTAAATTACTTAAAAACAATAGAACTTGTATATGTGAAAATTATGCTGTATCTGATACTGTTGGTGAAGTTAAATTCATGGATATTTCTGGTTGGGGTAAGGGTTTGAGTGGTATAATTGATGCCTATGATGACAAACATAGAAATCGTATAGAAAATGAAATTAAACACCCACTAAATAATGGCAGAGAAATTATCACACTTAATACTGAATTATTATCTAATCTATTAGATAAACATGGTATAAATGAAATAGATTTTTGTACAATAGATATTGAAGGTGGTGAATATGATATATTAAAAACAATAGACTTTAAAAAATATAATATTAATATTATTATAGTAGAAAATAACTACAATGACCCAAAGGTTGGTGAGCTACTGACATCAAACGGATATAAAAAAATCCATAAACTAACTATAGATGATGTTTATTTAAAAAATAATTAAAGATGAATAATAGAGTAAGTGTAACAACTAGTTGTAGAGATTGTGATGTAATAGAAAAACACCCAAAGGCTGGTATTATAGAAACTGAAAATAATAACAAATATCAGTACATGTTTAATGGTGTAAAAATTGCTTGGGGGACATATCATTCTCCTTGGATGAATGATATAATAACTAAGCTTAATGGTCATCACGAACCACAGGAAGAACTTTGTTTCCATTATTTATTAAAAACTTTAAATAAAGAGGCTAATATGATAGAATTGGGTTCTCATTGGTCTTACTATTCTATATGGTTTAATACTGAAATAGAGAGGTCTTATAATTTATGTATGGAACCAGTTATGAGTAATTTAAATGGTGGTAAATTAAATAGTGAATTAAATAGTTGTGAAAATATTGAGTTTAAACAGGGTTTTATTGGTAACACTTATAAAAAAGAATCTGTTTTTAATGATTGGGATGGTAAAAAAATAAAAATGCCCATGTATACCCTAGAAAAACTATTTGAACTTAGTGGTAAAGATTACTTTGATATAGTACATTCTGATATACAAGGAGCAGAAAATATTTTATTATCTAGTAGCAAACATATATTTAATTCAATTGGTTATTTTATGATATCTACCCACAGTGAAAAAGGTCATAAACAATGTTGTGATATGTTAAGTAGTAATGGTTTTAATATAATAACACAACACACACCAAGAGAGTCATTTTCTGTTGACGGTTTAATTTTAGCTATAAACAATGAAAATAAAAAACTTTATGATAATAATGTGGGGGGGGATGTTGTTTCTTTTTTATCAGAAAAATGTGCAATCTCTAAACGTAAATAATATAATATGAAAAAAGCTTTAATAACAGGAATAAATGGACAAGATGGTTCATATCTCGCTGAATTATTACTAAAAAAAGGGTATGAAGTTTATGGTACAGTAAAACGTAATTCAGTTTCAGAAACACAATCAAACAGAATAGAACACTTACGTTCCTCTAATAAAATTAATTTAGAATACGCTGACCTTACGGATATGGCATCTCTAGTTAGAGTACTCCAAAAAATACAACCTGATGAAATATATAATTTAGCTGCACAATCACATGTAAGAGTTAGTTTTGACCAACCAATTTATACCGCAAACGCAACAGGTTTAGGGACACTTAACTTATTAGAGGCTGTTAGAATGGTGTCACCCAACTCAAAAATATATCAAGCATCTTCTTCTGAAATGTTTGGAAATAATATTGATGAGGATGGATATCAAAGAGAAACAACACCAATGAACCCTGTATCTCCTTATGGTTGTGCTAAAGTATTTTCGTATAACATAACAAGAAATTATAGAAACTCTTATGGGATGAAAATATGGAATGGAATTCTTTTTAACCATGAATCACCAAGAAGAGGGACAAATTTTGTTACCAATAAAGTGGTTAAGGCAGCAGTTAGGATTAAATTGGGGATACAAGAAAAATTACACTTAGGTAACTTAGACGCAACTAGAGATTGGGGACACGCTAAAGATTATGTTGAAGCTATGTGGTTAATGTTACAAACTGACACCCCAGATGATTATGTGTGTTCTACTGGTGTTTCCCACTCAGTTAAAGAACTTTGTGATTATGTTTTTAATAAGTTAGATTTAAACTATCAGAACTATGTTGTTATTTCAGGTAAACATATGAGACCAGAAGAATTAACGGATTTAAAGGGGGACTCAACCAAATTAAGAAGTAAGTTGGGTTGGGAACCTAAATATACGTTTGAAACGATGTTAGATGAGATGGTTTCTTATTGGTTGGATTACTACAAAGAATCTGAAATTACTATGGGAATCCCAAACGAGGTTATGAACACTATTCTTAAACCTAGAGTTTAGTATACACATTATAATTAAACATAATATATTTTATTTATGAGTCAAAAAAGAAGAAGTAATAAAAGACTGTCAGAAGACGAGTTGAGAGAGATTGAAGAGTTTGTTTATAGTAAAAACATAGAAGAAGATAAATTTCTAAAATCAATGACTGTTAATTATAAATGTAAGACTGAAAATCAAGGAAAATTAAGGGAAGCTATTAGAAATAAAGTAATGACTATTGTTTCAGGTTTACCTGGTACAGGCAAAACTTTTATTGCTTGTGCTGAAGCACTTAAGATGATAAAATCTAAACCTAAATATAAAAAAATACTTTTGGTTAAGTCGGTAGTACAACTAAAAGGTGAAGAATTGGGTCATCTACCTGGTGATATACAAGAAAAATTTGACCCATATATGGGTTCTTTTGTTGATAACTTTGAAAAAATTATAGGTGAATCTTTAACACGTAAACTTAGGGAATTAGGGTTAATTAATATCCAGCCCTTAGCCTTTGTTAGAGGTAGGAGTATTGATAACACTATTATTATTGTTGACGAAGCTCAAAACATATCATTAGATAACATGAGAACTCTTATGACCCGTATTGGTGATAACTCTAAAATGATTATTTTAGGTGATGTAAAACAAAAAGATATTAGAAACAAAAAAGATAGTTCTTTAGAGGTTATTATCGAAAAATTTGATGGTATAGATAACTTTGGTTGTGTTGAACTTAGAGACCCTAATGATGTTGTTAGAAACCCTATAATTAAAATTATAGAAGAAGTTTTTGATGGGGTTGATGAATCTGTAACAAAAAATAAAGTTTTATTAAAAGGATGAAAATTAAAATAGATAGAAAAAGACATTTATTAAAGTCTGTTACTTGGAGAATAATAGCTTCAGTAGTATCATTTTTAATTGGTTGGTCCGTTACTGGTGACGTAAGTATTGGTATTACGGTTGGGGTAGTTGATGTTGTCGTTAAATTTATACTTTATTATTTTCATGAAAGAATGTGGTATAAATCTAAGTTTGGTATTAAAAAATAAATTCATGAATAAGTATGTATTAAAAAATATATCTGGTGAAGTAATAAACACCACTAAACAAAATTCATTGGACTTGGCTATAGAATATTTTTCTAAAGTTAAACAATTACCTAAGAAAGAAATATTTAAAATTTATAAAATAGAAAAGGTATGAAAGTAGGAGTATCAATTGATGGCGTTTTAAGGGATTTACTAGGCCAAATAGAAGAAACACATAAAAAATATTTCCCAACCGAAGAAGGTGAAAACGAAATTGAAATTACTGATTATGACCTTGAAAAATGGGTCACTTTTCCTGAAGAAAAAGTTAAACAAGGGGAAGTAGAGTTTAACCCTGATTTTAATGAAGAGTCTTTTTTGGAATCTGAAAATGAAACCAATTTGGTTGATGTTAAAGATAAAGTTACTTTAGAGGAATTTTTATATGAAAATTGTACAGTAGAAATTTTTGGGTACGCAGAAGAGTCTATTAGTTCTGCGGTAGAAACTTTAAACCAATTAATACTAGACAACCCAAGGCACGAATTTATCTTAATCAGTAGAGAAGGGGGTATGGCAATACCATCTACATTATTTTTTTTAGCGAAAACAAAATCTACTTGCCCTAATATAAAATTTGTTACTGAGTATAGTAAAGTATGGGATTATATTGATGTAATGATTACAGACCATCCAAACATATTAAACACAAAACCTTTAAATAAATTAAGTATTGTTATAGACAAAGATTATAATAAAAAATTGACTCAATTAGGTCATAGAGTGAAAACAATTAAAGAAATAGATGAAAGATTATTAGACAATCTTGAACAAGTATATAAAGGTAGTTTAATTGTATGATAAAAGTGTTTACAAATAATAAATAATACTTAATAATTAATCATGGAATTTTTTGATATAGCTGGTAACGAATTTTATTTTGACTTGGATAATATATCTGATTTTGTTAGAATTAATGAGAAAGAACCAAAAAATCTAGAGGAATTATTAAATACCTCAGAAGAAGATAAAGAAAATGAAGAACTTACCGAATTCCAAGGTCCATTAATTGATATGACCAGATGGGATTTGGTAAAAGTTATGATAGAAACAATATTAAGTGAAAACGGTATTGTAGATGAGGGTATGGGTTCCACAATGTTAGGGAGTCAACTATCGATACCATGTCGTTTATCATTTAACACACTAATAAAACATAAATTAATAAAAAGAAATTAAAAAAAAATGGAAAGTACTGAAATTTTAAAAGAAATTAAATCTAGTATTGAAAAATTAAAAACTAAAGATTTTGGTTTTTATTTTTTTACTATGGATACTAAAGGCTCACCTTCAGCGGGAGTAGCCAACACTTATGAACATGTGAAAGTTCTAATAGAACTGGGTTATAAGGCCTATGTTTTACATGAAAAAAATGATTATACTAGTGTAAAATCTTGGTTGGGTGATGAGTACGCTGAATTACCTCACCTATCTATTGAAAAGGAAAGTTTAAAAGTTAAAAATACAGACTTTGTTATTGTCCCTGAAATATTTGCCAATGTTTTAGAACAAATAAAAGGGTTACCTTGTAGAAGAATAGTGATGTCACAAGCTTATGATTACATTTTTGAAATGTTAGAACCTGGTAAAACTTGGTTAGACTATAAAGTGTTTGACGCTTTTACCACTACAGAAAACCAAAAAGAATATATAAATAGTGTTTTCAACAACCCAAACCTAGAGGTAGGTACAACTATGGTCAGTATTCCTGATTATTTTAAAAAAAGTGAAGCACCTAAAAAACCAATAGTCACAATACACACAAGAGACCAAAGAGATACCTTAAAAATATTTAAAACTTTTTATGTTAAATACCCACACTTAAAATGGGTTTCTTTCAGAGACTTAAGAGGGGTCCCAAGAGAAAAATTCGCTGAAGAACTATCAGAATCTTGTGTTTCTGTTTGGGTTGACGATGTGTCTGGGTTTGGTACTTTTCCTCTAGAATCTATGAAGTGTGGTGTACCTGTTATAGGTAAAGTACCTAATATGGTACCTGAATGGATTACTGATAAAAACGGAATGTGGACAAATAATACTAGTAATATTGTAGATATTTTAGGTAACTATATACAAGCTTGGTTAGAAGATTTAGAACCACAAGAAATTTATGAAGAAATGGAGACTACATATAAAAAATATAATACAGATAACCAAAAAGAGTCTATTAAAACTTATTTTGAAGGTTTGGTGGATAAAACTATTAAATTATTTAATGTTGATTTAGAAAAAGTAGAAAAAGATGTTCTTTTAGGAGCATCTAAAGAAATAATAGAATCTGAAAATAAATTAGAAAATGAGTAATACAGTAACAACTATCATACCAGTCCATAGACTTAATGAAAATGAAAAAGATTATTTCGCTAAAGCTATCGCTAGTATTAGAGAACAAAAAGAATTACCTACTAAAGTTATGTTAGTAGTACCAAAAGATAGTGAGATTAAAAAAACTTTAGAGTCTTACGATTATGATGATAAAATTAAAGAAATAATCTCTATTGTTGAGAATGATGGCAAGACAGACTTTTGTTCTCAAATTAATTTCGGTGTTTCTAAAATTGATACCGAATGGTTTTCAATTTTAGAATTTGATGACGAGTATTCAAAAATTATTTTTAACAATTTTTATAAATACTCTAAATATTATGATGATGTAGAAGTATTTTTACCAATCGTATTAGACGCTAACGTTGAGGGTAAATTTTTACATTTTAGTAATGAACCAGTTTGGGCAAAAGATTTTTCTGACAAATTAGGTTTTCTAGATAATGACGCGTTATTAAATTACCCACAATTTCAAATCTCTGGTGGGTTCTATAAGAAAGAAGCTTTTACTACTGTAGGTGGGTTTAAACCAAGTATTGAATTACAGTTCGGGTATGAATTTTTATTAAGAATGACTTACTACGATAAAAAAATTATGACCATACCTAAAGTGGGTTATAAAAAAACAAACATGAGACCTTCAGCTTTGTTCTATGAACATTATATGGGTGAAAACAAACTTAGACCTGATGAGGCTAGATGGTGGTTTAACCAAGCTAAAAAAGAATGTTATTTTAAACAAGATAGAGGTATAACATATAGTGAAGAAATAACTCAGTAAATGTCAGTAGAACCAAAGAAAAGGGGTAGAAAACCAAAAAAGAAGCCTTACTTTGGTCCAGAAGAAGAAGAAGCAGTAAAGAAATATCTTGAACTTGGAACAATTATTAAAGACCCTAATACACAAGACGGGTACAGATGGACAGGTACGACACATGAGGATATACAAAGAAATAAAATATATCTTAAGCAATTAAAAGCTCCACTAGATAAAATGGTTGAGAGCATTATTAGAAGGTACAAACTCTATTCTAAAACAATGGAGTTTGAAGACCTTCATGCTGATACTTTAGGGTTTTTACATGTTAAATTCCACAAATTTAAACCAGCAAAAAACAAAAAATCATATTCTTACTATGGAACAGTGGTAAAACATTATCTTTTAGGTAAGTTAATTAAAGAAGATAAAAAGATGAAACAAAATCTAAATTTTGATGACGTTTCTTCTGCTCTTGAAGAGAAGGATGAATTAATTTACACAATAGATGATGATGGGATTGATTTATCTAAATTAATAGATGGTATTTCTGAATCTATTAAAAAAGAAATGGAAGATAGAGTTTTAAACGAAAACGAAGTTAAGGTTGGTAGAGCTTTAACCTCAATATTAGATGGGTGGGAAGTTTTATTTGATGATGACAATGTACCCGGTGGAAATAAATTTAATAAAAATTTAATTCTTTATTATATGAGAGAAATGACTTCTTTAAATACTAAAGATATTAGAAATGCTATGAAAAGATATAAAACTATTTATAACATATTAAAAGAAGAATCTTTTTAAAATTAAATAAAAAGATATTTATAATAAAAAAGTTATGGGCAGGCCAAAGAAAAAAGAAGTTAAGATATCCACAGATAGTTTTTTAGGTATGGCTCAAGAAGCCTATAATGAACTTGTTGAGCAACGAACAACAGCTATTAGACAAATTAACGAGAATAAAAAAAAAGTAGAAATAGATGATATGCATGATTTAGTTAATCTAAATAAAGCTAACACTGATTTACTTAAACTTATTGATAACACGATAGATAAAAAATTATCTTTAGTAAAATTAATGAGCACTTTAGTTTTTAAAGGGGATAATGGTGGTGAAAAGGTTGATGGTTCGTTAACTCCTGAAGATATGGAATTATTAAGAGGAATGTTTGATAAAAAAGAAAATTAGTAATGGGTTTTATTGAAGATAAAGTTAATATTGAAAAAGAGATTAGTATTTTTAAAACAATGCGAGATTTCCCTGACGCTGTAAGACAAACCTCTGCTATACAATCCGTTAATACGGCTAAAAAAAATATAGTACCTTACTTAATAAACATGTTAGCTGTATCCTGTGATGACCCAGGTGAAGAGCAAGAAACCGAATTTGACCCAACCTTTAGTGGACCACCACCAATTGGGGTTATGAGGGAACAAGGGCCTGTAAAATGTAATGCGACAAGAATTCTATTAGAAATATTAATAGAATTTATACCTGAGTTAATAAGAATAGTTAAAGAAGCTGTCGCTATAGCGATAAGAGAAGCTTTATCATGTGGCTCTGATTTTAAAATACCACCGAATACAATACAAATAATGGATTTAAAATTAATCGATTATAATAATATATTACAATATTCTCCAGAAGAAAACCTTTTTGGTGGAATTTTTTATGGTGACCCTGAAAGAGACTTTAATAGATTTTTATATAATTTAATACAAACACCTTTCGTAACTGAAACATGGGAAGGACCTAATGGACCAATACTAGATGTAACTTTTATTACTCCTGGACAAATATCTATGGCTGTTAACCCTAATTATGAAAATAAAAGTTTTAATGATTTTATCGCTGATTATATAGAAAGTATTGAAATTTTTAACCAAAAAATGTTATTAGGGAATGTTATTGATAATTTTTTTAGTAATGTAACAGCTAGTTTAGATGTTAGTTCTGAGTTATTGGTGAATGAAGAAAAAACTAATAAATTAATTGAAAAAACATTGAATATAGACCCTTGTAGGGATGAAATTGTTTATGATGACTCTTTTTTTTCATTTACTAACGATGAAATTGAAGAATTTGAACGTAGAGCTAGAGAAAGAAAAACTGGTATAGTTTCTTTAGATTTGGGTTGTGGTGTGTTTGAATATGATTTAAGAAATTCCCCAAACCAAGGTAACATATCTAAAACACTAGATTTATTAGATAATAATAATAGTAGTTTTAATGAAAAAAGTATTTCAATAACAAGAACTATACAAGGTTTAGGTGAAACCGTTAGTTTAGTTTCTGTTGAAAATAAAAAAACTATAGAAGATAAGATGACCACAGATATGTGTCTATCGATACCTAAAGTTGTTGCCAAAATATCTATACTAACCCCTAAAATATTGGGTATATATAATTTTTCTAATTTTATAGTTAATAATGTTACTATTACAGAAAGAAATAGTTATAATTGGTGGAGGAGTAATCGTGTTTTTGCTGATTATGTTCTTAGGGAGTCTTTAGCTGTTTTAGTTAAGATTGTCTTTAATAAATTAAAAAAAGAACTACTTAGGTTAATAGCTAAAGTAGTTAAAAAAATAATAAAATCAATTGTTGATAAAAAATTAGCTATTATAGCTAGTTTCTTAGTCGGTCCAGTATCCGGAGCTATATCTGGTCTTATAAATAAAATACCAACCCCAGAAATAGAGGGTTCTAAATATAAATAAATTATGAGTAATAAAAATAAGTGTAAAGAAACTGAAAAATTAGGTAAAATAAATTTTAAAAGCCCACAATCTATATTAGACGCTTTAAAAAATTTATTTAAAATACCTAACCTCCCTGGTGGTAATGTGGTGGACCCAGTAAGTTTAGCTTTTTTAGGTGGTAATAAACCAGGGCTTAACCCTATTAAAACAGCGGCTAAAATAATAAGTAGAAAATCTGAAGCAGGTCTACCAACTGGTACAATAGATGGTGGAGCTAACGCTCCAGACGAAATGATGGAGGTTATAAGAGTAACTGAAATATTTAAAGCTTTTACTGAAGAAGCTAGAATTGACAATTGTAATAGGCCAGGTGCACAAGTACAGGCGACTGGTGGTAATGCTGGGGGGCCTATACAAGTTCTTGGTACTATAGTTTCGGTTGGTTGTGGTCATGGTCAAATATCTTAAAAAAAAATGAAAGATTTAGATAAAAAAAGTAATACCCAGTTAAGTGAACTTAAATTTAAACTAGCTCAAGATTTTTATCTAGCTAAAAAAGAAACTTTATTAAAGTACGACCATTTACAAAAAATAAAAGAAGTTTATGGTATAGTATTACAAGAATTAAAAAATAGAAACTTATAAAAGATGTATGGTAAAAATTATTCATTAGGTAGTGCTTCTAGAGATAATACAGACGAATTAAGTCAATTCAATAGAGGTAGAGTTATCTATGTGTGTAAGGTTATAGATGATGTGGACCCTAATGGTGCTGGTTTAATAAAAGTTAGGATAGTTGGTTTAGACGATAAAAAATTAGATAGTGAACTACCTTATTGTTGGCCATTCTTACCACTATATTTAAATGTAAGACCTAAAAAAGGTGAGATAGTAAAAATAATTCTTTACGAACAAAGGAATAACGATAGTTATAGGGAATATATTGGGCCCATATTACCACAGTTAGGTGAATTTTTAGAAGGGACTGAAACATTTGACCAAGCTATGGCAGGTAGAGAAGGTGTGGGGGTCCCTTTTTATCAATCTATATTTACCCAAGAATTAACAAAAGAATTACCTAGACAAGGTATACCCGCATTATACCCAAAACAGGATGAAATTGCTATACAAGGTAGGGAAAACTCTGATGTTATTTTTAAAAATTCAGAAGTTTTAATTAGAGCGGCTAAATTTTTACCTAACAAACCACAAGAAAGAAATATAAAAAACCCGGCTTATATCCAAATTAAATCTTTAACACCAGGTAAATATGAATCTAACACTACAGTCAATTCGACAGAAAATCAACAACAAAAATCTATTTTAGCTAAAGAAAAGTATAACGAAACTAGAACTGACATAAAAATGGTTAGTAATAAAATTTATTTAATAGGTAGAGATAGTTCTTCTAGTATTATAAAACCTTTTATGACAGAAAAAGAACAGTCTAGTATTGAAACCAAGCTACACCCGGTTGTATATGGTGATATTCTAAAAGATTTTATTAAAAAACTATTTAAATGGGCTCAAACCCACACACATGCGTACCATAACGTACCACAAAACCCAGCATCAGATGGGTTTATAGGGTTACAAAGATGGATGGTTTCGGAATTACCTAAATTGAATAGTAAAAATATTTTTGCTGGAGGTGACACACCTGTTAATATTAATCCCCTAGATGGGGCATCCACTAACTCTATTACAAACGATTTTGATGAAAATGGGGTTGTGGAAAGAAATAACGACCTTATCCAAAGAGAAGATAGTAATGAGATACCTTTAATCGATGTTAAAGGTACAAAACTAGAAATAGATGGTGTAACTAAAGTAGAGTTAGACATTATTAATAATATTAATGGTGAATTAATACTCAAAATAGAAAATGAAGGTAGTAACTTAAATTCCGTTTATGCTAGTACAATATTAGATGTTATTCAGTTTTTAATATCAGAAGGTATAAGTATTGATAATATAAAACTACCAGAAATAGACGACTTAGAAAATTTTTAACAATATGGTTTTTTTAGATATTTATTAGTAAAAGAAACTAATGAGTATATATAGAACTTATTTCGATAAAGACACTGTGATAGTAAGAAATTCTTGTGCTAACACAGGAAGAAACCCAATAGCGGAATTATTTCACGGTGGTTCATTAAATTCAGAAGATATTTTATATTCAAGATACTTGTTTGGGTTTGATTTGACTGAGTTAGTCGATAGGGTTAACACAAAAGAATATTCTTTATCTGGAATGACACACAAAATCAATGTCACTAACACTTCTTGTTTTGATTCAGAATTGTTTTGTAAAACTTTTTCATCTTCTTGTGGTGAGTCTGCTAGAGCGACAGCTTTTGATATGACACTTTTTGAAATCCCTGAAAAATGGGCTGAAGGAAATGGTTATGATTATATAGAGAGTGATTTAATAATACAACCTAATAAACAAAATAGAGTTTTTGCTGACATAAGAGACCAAGCTTATTGTGAAGGTCCGGCCAATTGGGAAGATAGAGTATCCGCGACATCGTGGTCACAACCTGGTGTTTATAATAACCCTACAATGTGGTATTCAGGTAATACTTCTGGGTATACTGGAACAACAATAGATTTAGTTAAAGGTGAACAATATTTTGAAAAAGGTAATGAAAATGTATGTATAGATGTGACTAACTATATTAATGGTTTAATTAGTAGTGGTATTACTGAAGCTAATTTAGGTATAGCTTTTAGTCCAGGTTTAGAGTCAGCCCCACAAGAATCACTTTGTTATACAGGATTTTTTACTAAAGATACCCAAACAGTGTATGAACCTTTTATGGAAACTATTTACGATGATTTAATTAAAGACGATAGGTGTGAATTTCATTTAGATAAGAGTAATAGATTATATCTTTATGTTAATGCGGGTGGAGAACGTGTTAATGCAAGTATTTCAGGGGTCATAGTATACGACCAAAACGACAATATTTACCAAACTCTAACAAGTAGTGATATAAAACAAACAACAACAGGGGTTTATTATGTTGATTTGTCTGTTAACAATAACCCTGTCAGTGGTTATTGTGGAAATATTCAATTTAAAGATGTTTGGCAAAACGTAACTGTTAATGGTAAAAATTTAGGTGACGTAGAATTAGATTTTGTAATCAAAGACGAAGAATCTTATTATAATATAGGTTCAGGTGATAAAAGTGGTAAAGGTGTTGGTAATTCTCGTAATATTTCAATTTATGATTACCATTTTTCTTTTAGTGGTATTAAACGTAAAGAAAAAATTAAACGGGGAGACACTAGAAGGGTTGATATTGAGGCTATGGTACCTTATACGGATAATTACAAACCGTTAGATAAGATATCTTATAGAATATATATTAAAGAAGGTGAGACACAAATAGAATATGTGCCTTGGAAAGAAGTTAATAGAACAGAAGATAGTAATTATTTCTTAGTTGATACTTCTTGGTTTATTCCTAATGATTATTATACGGAGTTTAAGATAGAATCAGGGAACGAGGTAAGAACTTACCATGATATTATACAATTTATTATAGTTTCTGAAAAGGACTGGTGTTAAAAAACTTTTTCATTTACAAAGTTGTGTAGCTATTTTATGTTGGTATGTGTTTATTAAGTCTTTTTCCGTATCCAACTTTTTCATATCAGATTTTAATTCATCTAATAATTTTTCTATTATAGGGTCATCTTCTTTGGATACGTGTGATTTATTAATCAAATCAACCAAATCCTCATAACTTTCAGCACTAAAATCATCACATATATTACGTTCTTCAGTATTAGAGTTAGCTAAATCAGTTTGTTTGTCTGATTCTTCTTTTAATACCTTACGTATTATATTTTTCATTTTATATCCCCACCTTTTTTGTTTCGACCATAACCAAACTTCATAAAGTAAAACATTGCTTGATTATCTTTATCAAAAGAGTGTTTCATGTTTGGGTATTTAGATGTTAGTTGAGAAACAATTTCAGTACCTAATTTATCAACGTAATTAGTCACTTCTTTATTAGTATACCAGTCATTTAACCCATTACCATATTTTTCCGTTACTTTACTAGAGTTAAGGTCTTTTTCACCAGTTAATTTCTTAACAACAGCACGAACCGGTAAAGCTATCATTACAAGTTCAGAACCTTCTTGTATCACTAATTGAACGGTATCATTTAAATCCAAGTTAGTATTAAAAGATTCCCTACCTTTATCACCTTGTTCGGTTTTCATTTTAACTTCATAACCCTTCTTTTTAAGAAAAGAATAGATTTGTTTAGACATTTGTTTTAATTCTAAAATATCTTCTTTTAAAAGGTTTTTTTTATGATTTAACTCAGTTTGGGTTAACCTTGGAGATTCTAATCTCTCCATCATTAATTTTATTTCTTTTAAATTTTTCATAATTTAACTTTATTGATAAGAATAATTTGAACCTTCGTTTCTAGCAACTTCCTTCATATGGTTTTGATATTGTCGTTTTTGTTCTTCTCTTTTTTTAGCTTCAGCAATCTCCTTATCTTTATTAGCTATTTGATAGTCGTTTATTTTACTTTTAAGATTAGACACCTTAGTAATAAACTTACCGAAATCTTCAGAAAACTTATCAATTTCACTATGATAACCATCAGAACCAGATACCGCATTAGCAATACTTTCTTTAAAATTCATTTTTAATTTTTCTAATTCTGTTTCTAACATATCTATTGCGGAATATGCTGGATGTCTAGTTAATGTTGTCTTTTTTTCTTTTTTAGACTCACTACCACTATCTTCTTCTTTTAAAATACCTAAAACTTGTTTATTCGCTTTAAGCATATTATTTTTTCTATCACGTATTCTCATATTATAGTTTTTATATAAATATCTTATTAAACTAAAAAATCGTATTATATTAGAAGAATAGTTAAAATAAAAAATATTAAAAATAGTTTGTTAGTTTAAAAAAAATCATTATATTTGTATTGTTAATGATTAAATAATAAAAAAAAACTTTTAAATAGATATGGCAAAAATTAAAGAACTGAAAGCACAAAACCCAACCTACTCAATAGATGTTATCACTGTATTGTCAAAGATGGACCCAACTAAAACAAATAAGTACCTACCTTTTATGATTAAGTGTACCGCTGATTGGGTTCAATGGATTAATAATGAATTAAAAAATGAAACATTTAAAGAAATGTTTGAAGTTATTCACGACTTTGAAGACCTATCTAAAAGAAATCTATTAGAAAACAAAGATATCTACTCATACGAGTCTAATCAAGATATCATTGAATCTGTTAAAACAGCAAAAGAAAAAATTACACGCTCTGAGGTTAAGAAAAAAGAAACCGAAGTACTTTACGAAGATGACCGTTGGTTGGTTGTATACCCTCTAAGTGTTCGTAGTTCTAACCTTTACGGTAAAGGGACAAAATGGTGTGTCTCTAGTGAAGACAATAATTACGGTAAGTACTATAAACAGTACACCGAAAAAGGTTCACTAGTTTTTGTAATCGACAAGAAAGCAAAAGAATCTGAATATCGTACTAATGAATTAGCTAAAGTGGCTTTCCATAACGATAAAAAGAAAAAAGATGGTATCACTTTGTGGGACATTAAAGACAAAGAAATGAATGTAGGGAACGCCATGAAAGTTTACAGTATGTTGGGGGGAGGCATAATGGAAATCATTAACGAAAGACTAGAAAATGGTCCTACAAACAAAGAGGAAGCAACTAAAAAAGGTGTAAGAGATTAACCTTAGTTGTTTTTATCAAAAAGAAAGGAAGTCAAAAGACTTCCTTTTTTTATTTGTGTTTATATATTTTCATATGTTTAAGTTTAAAACAATTCCAAAACATCATTTTTTAGACGGTTCTCCTTTTTGGTATGTATCACAAAGAGAATATGGTTATGTTGATGAAGAAACAGGTCAGATTAACATTCCTTTTGATTATGTTTATACCGATGAAAATACTCAATGGACATCCACAATTACTACGGTAGGTGATTTTAATGCTGGCATAACTGTTAATTCACCCGAAGGTGATATTATTTTTGAAGCTAATGAAGGTGGTGTTTTTCATGGAGACGAATCTTTAACAACGGAAGAAAGGGTAAGAGAAATTTTTAGGGAAGAATACTATAACATATTAAGAGAAGACATTGAAAACGGAGTTTAATCATTTTTAATATCACTTAACTGTGGTTGGAATACTATTATACCCCTTTTAATATAGTTAACTATTGTTTTATTCAAAAATTCGGTACATTCACTGTTGTATATCTCACTAGATACAGATAAATCCTTGTAACAAAATAGAGACATTTGTTCTTCACCCACCCTAGAATACGGCTTCCAACCTTCTAACCAATAAATTCTAGGCATCCCCCATTCAATCACGGGTTTGCCATTGTCATACCAATAAAAAGGTTTATTATAATACGTTGGGATTGATTTTTGTGTTATTTCAGGTTCAATATCTTTTATCCATTGTAAATCATCAGATTCGTTTAAAAGTCTACCGTTATCATCTTCAACAACCCAAATACCTAATCTAACATAATCCTCAACGTCAGATATTGGGTATGTGTCGTCAAGGAGGTTGTTTTCCATTTTTATTCTAACATTTTCACCAATCGGTTTGACTAGTACCCAACCATTTCTTCGTCTAATAGTACCCAATTTTAAATCTTCTTTATTTAATTCTTGCATAGTATACCCAGCATCTTCAAGGTCACCCAAATTGTTTCGCCTCCAATATATTTTTTTACCGATAAGGAAATCTATTGGATATTCTATTTTACCCTTAGCCCAAACAAAGTCATCAATCTCTTCTATTATTATTTTTTTTAAATCCATTCCCATGTACCATCACTAATAAACTTTATTATAGCCTGAGGATTTGTAGATACACCGTAATACTCACCACCCATATGGTTATGAACCAAAGAAATATTACCATTATCATCTAAACCAACCACAGTAAAAGATTGTTGGGTTGAATTATTAGCTTTTTTAAAAGTCCGACCAACCCAATCTTTAGGGTTTTCAAGTTCTATTGGTTGGGTTGTTTTAGCCCATTCCCATTCGTCTTCAGATTTATTTAATTCTTCCTTTATAATTCTTTTCAGATTCATATTAATAAATATCACACAAAGCATAAAAAAAGGGGAACATTTAGTTCCCCTCCCATTATTGTTTAAGATTTATCTTATCTTAATTCTCTCACGTCAAATGTACGTAATCCATCAACATTAACTTGTCCGTAGAATCTGTTATTAACAAATTTCTTAGCGTAACGTGTCATAATACCTTTAACAGGTACGAAGTTGAACGGGTTATACATTGTAGGTGTCAATTGTAATGGTACGTAAGGTGCGTAAATGTACCCAGTATCTAACAATGATTTACCTTTATGACCTACTAATACTGAGTTAGCTGGAGCGTAAGGGTCTCTGTATACAGTATATCTACCTGATAAAGAACCTACTCTCTCAATACCCATGTTATAGTTGTCTTGCTCAGGAGAAGCGTTTGATACGTGGAAGTACTCTAAATCATCAAAAATAGCTGATACTTCAGAAGATACCACGATAAAGTTAGCTCCACCTCTTAATGTAGACTTGTGAATTTGAGCTGAGATTTGGTTGATTGCCGTTACTAACGTTTGGTTCCACTCTTTTTGAGTGTAAGCGTTAGATTGTGGTAATCTTTTATAACCGTTATAATCCCAACGTAATTGCCATGCTGCACCTTTTCTAAGGTCTCTTAAGATTTCTCTATCAATTTCAGCAGCAACTTGCTCAGATAATAATGCTGTTAATTCAGCTTCAGCATCGATGTTATGGAAAGCCGATACATCTTGTGCTAATTCAGGAGTCCAAGTAGCTCTTAATTTTCTTTCAGTTACAGATACCGTTACAGAATCTAATTCGAAAGAAACTTCACCCATTTGAGATTCAAGTTCTAATGAACTATATTGTCTCCAAACAGCTACAATATCAACACCACCTAAGTCAGCTACACCAACTCCAGGAACGATAGCAGTTGTTCCTGATGATGCTCCAATGTAACCATCGAAAGTACCATCACCACACTCAACACACACAGGGTGAGTTAAATCAGCTTCAAGATAAATACAACCTTCAGGTGAACAAATGTCACCGTAGTTTACAATACCTTTTCCATATCTCTGAGTAACAACTCTGAAAGGAACTTTATCACCTGACGCTAAAATTGTTTTATTGTCTTTATCTACTATTGCCCCATCAACTGTAAGGTCTAAAGAAGCTAAAAATTCTTCAGTATCCATTTCGTTTCCGTTAGGACCTGTTAATCTACCAGCTCCAGATGAATTGAATCCACATAATTTAACGATTTGAGTTCTAACAGAACCGTCACCCGCGAATGGAGAAACACCATCAGTAAATTCATCACCTGTAGTACAAGATGTCCAGATTACAGGAGTTGGTGAAGATGTTTGTGCTGTAAAAGCACCTTTTGATTGGTCAAAAAACTCATCATTGTAGAATCTGTCATAAAGATTCTTAGCACAATCAGAGTAAGTTGTTGTTACACAACCTGCGTCAACACAATTTGTTACAACAGGCTCACCATGTGTTGATAAAGCTGAACTACCGTCACCTATTCTTTCAGACGCTTTAGGTACAAAGTAGAACAATTTACCTATCGGTAAGTTCATAGCTTGTACTGATACTATATCGTTAGCTAATAATTTAGAGAAAACTCTTCTAACGATAGGAAAAACTACAGTTTCAAAAGAACCAGACGAACCAGCGTCTGTAGTTTCATTGATAAGAACTGATGCTTGGTTTTCATACAACAAAGCGATGTTCTCTCTTACGTGACCTTCTAATCCTTCTAAGAATCCTAGGTCGTTCCATTTAGAGACAGTTGCTTCACGAACAGCTTTTTGGTGCTTAAGTCCGATGTTACCAACTTCTCCAGATTTTAATAAATATCCCATTTTTTTTTGGTTTTTAATTTTAATTTTTATTATTATTTTTAATTTTTATACTCATATTCCCATAATTGTTTCATTTTTTCAATTTGTGGGTCTACGTAAACTTTTGATTCAGTTATTTCAGATGCTGAACCACTACTTTTAGTTATATTAAGTCTTTCATCAATTGATTCTTTAATCGGTGTCTTTGTCTTAGAGATTTCTTTAACTAAAATTTTATATGTAGCTTTAGATTCTTTAAGTGACTTTGAATCGTCAAATCTTTTAATGATGTCAACTTTTTCACCTTTAGTTGTTGTGTGTTCAGTAAACAATCTAACTGTATATGTTAGGTTACTATTAAAAATAGCTACCTCATTCAGTTTTTGTCTAAACTCTTTAAGAGCACCTACCATTTTGTTGTAGTCTTCTTTTAAAGTTTCATTTTCAGACGCAATTGAACTTACTTTACTTTTTAGAACTTTATTTTCGTTTACTAACTTTAAGAATTTTGGTTTTTTAGACTCATTTTTAAGATTAGCAGGTTTTAAATTGCGTTTTCTTCTATTAGATGGTGTGTGTCTAGAATCTTCAGACATATCGTCTTCCATTTCTTCAGGTTCTTCATCATCACCCAATTCAATTTGATATTCTATTTCCTCACCGTCTTCATCGTCCATTTCTATTTCATTAGAATCCATATCTTCCATATCTTCCATGTCTTCCATGTCTTCCATGTCTTCCATATCTTCCATATCTTCCATATCCTCATCGTCCATTTCTATTTCAGAATCACCACCAAATTCTATTTTGTACTCGGCACCAGTTTCGTTATCCTTGATTTCAACCCCATCACCAGTTTGGACAACTTCGATTTCATCTTCGTCAGCCATTTTTTTGAATACGTTAACTACAGTGTCATCGTCTTCATCTGTAAGGTCTACAATTTCAAGTTCATCAGAATCCATATCTTCCATGTCTTCCATGTCTTCCATATCTTCATCATCCTCATCACCTAATTCTAGGTCAAGGTCATCACCAGCATCCTCGCCGGGCTCGTCAGAGTCTAAACCTAAGTCTAACTCTAAATCAACATTCTCATCATCTTCGTCTTCGTTTAAAGCTACCGAACCTTCTAAAGATTCCTTTACCATTTCTTCAATTTCTGAACCCATTGTGTGAGCCAGTATTTCTTTTGAGTTAGCTTTGAAAGCTTGTTCTATACTTTCCGCTTCCATAAAAGCTTCATCGATGATAGACTTTCTTGTTTCAGCCATTTTTTCTTTTTTTATTTTAAAAAATTATTATTATTAAAGAACAGCGCATAAAATTGCGTTGTTTTTAAAATAAATATTCAATAAATGTGGAAAAGATTTATTTTTTGGTGTTACTGTTTAAAAAAACGGGATATTTATTTTTATATGAAAGATATTGTTAAAACTATAATAGAAAAGATTATCATTAATGAGACTAAAAAACCTAGTTTAATGAAAGAAAACGAGGATTTAGTGATAGTTAAGTCATTAAAAAACTCTATAGAAAACAAATTAAAAAAAGTGTATAAAAAAATTACAAACAAAGAATTAGACCTACCTAAAATAGATATTAAGTTAGATAGTGAGATAAAAGATGGTAAAATTGCTGGATTTAATCACCCCAAAGATGATAAAAATGGTTTAATGGGTATAAAACCAAAAGCTTTAGAAGATAAAGAATATCTTAAATGGGTTATTACACATGAATTAATACACGCTTGTGTCGGGGAAGATTTACCAACCCATAAAGAACATGGTGGGTTATTTAAAGAAATAGCTGATGGTATGGAATTACCTGAAGAATATAGGGATTAAAAAAAAAAGACCCACATTTCTGTGAGTCTTTCTTACGAATTTTATTATTATTATGCTGGAACAGCAACTTTAATAACGTCTTCGATTGGTGATTTAACTGCTGATACAATTTCATAATCTAGTACTGTACCATCAAGGTATTTATGAGTTCTAGCCTCAGCTTCAGTACAAGTCATTGAATCGACAAGGTATTGTGTTTTGATTTTTTTTACTTTTCCTGTATCTTCGTTAATTGTTTCGAACTCTACTTTAACAAGAAAAAATTTTGTGATTTGGTCTCCCATGGTTTTAAAACTTTTTTTAATTAATAATTATTTGTGAGATATAATAGTAGATATAATTAATTAATATGTGAAGTATTAATTAGGACTAAATCCAGCACCAAACGACTGAAACCTGTCACCAAACATTTTATTGGTAATTCTAAGTTGTTTACCATACTCTTCTAAAGCAGGTATTAAGTCCATTAATAAAAGTTTAACTCTTTCAATAAATTCTTCATCATTACCCATAGCGTCTGAAAAGTTAGAAAGAATATCTATTTTTCTTTTAAAAACTTTAAGTGAAGAAATAGTTTCTTTAGCTTTAACAATAACATCGTCTTCCATAACTTCACTTATAACACCATTAATAATATCGATAAAAAAATTAATCTCTTTTGAGGTTTCCATTAAAGAATCACTAATATCGTTTTTATTAGCTCCATCCATAATAGAATTAGCTAACCCTGATAATAAATTAGTTAAATCATTATGACTAGTAGATAGTGCACCCATTGTTGTTCCAGCATGTTTAGCCATAACTCTTTGGTCATCGTAACCACCCACCTCTTTAATAAGTTCTTCCTTTATGATTTTACGGATGTTCATTTGCCGTACCCACCTTGTTTTAACATTGTTCTGGCTTTATTCACCAAAGCCAAGTCAACACCAAATTTCTCAATCATAGCAGCAATTAAACCTGCTCTTTCAAGGCTTGTATTGATTTTTTTTGAAGCTGTTCTTCCCGCCGCTTTATTTAAAAAGTATTGGTCTAACATAGCCATAAAATTTTGGACATCCTTAATATCTATTGTTTCTTCACCACCACTTTGGTCATCACCTTGGCCTTCGTCTTCTTCTTTAATAATACGTTTAACCAAATTCTCTAAATCTGATTCAGTTAATCTAACAATTCTTTTTTTCATTTTCTTAATTTTTATATTTTATTTATTTACTTGTTACTTTTTAATTAAGTTGTTACAAGCCGCACAACCTATATATAAATACTTACAATCCACGTAAAGTTTTAGCTAAATTTAATTGTCTATAAGTTTTTAAGTCTCTTTTACCTAAACCTTGAACACCTTTCTTACTAGGGTCTTTGTCTTTCTTTTTTAATTGAGATATCTTTTTTCTAATATCAGAAGATGTTAATTCTTCGTCTTTTTTAAGTCCCATTTTTTTTCTAAGTGAACCAGGTTCCTCAATTGCGTTTTTAATCCAATCTTTTTTTTCGTGAACATCAGCCATATAAGAATCATACTCTTCTTCCATTTCTTGTTGTGGCAGATAATCAAATATTTTTTCACCATAGATTTTAAACAATCTTTTTACGATAGCTTCAGGATTTTTTCTTAAGTATCTAATTACTATTGGTGGAACATCATCAGCGTATTTACCAAACATAGAAGAGATATCTCTTTCTCTTGGGTTTGATGTATAATCTTTACGACTTCTAGCACCACTCATTTCAAAGTCAGTTCTATCTTCGTTAATGTTATTTAGTTTTTCTTCTCTAACAACTTTTTTAACCATTCTTTTTAATTCACTTTCTGATATAATGTTTTTCATAATATTTTTGTTTTAATCATTAAATTTTTGACCACCGATTATTTCATATACCTTCTTCTTGTATTTGTTTTAAAACAGAAACAATGTAGTTGTAATCGTAAACAAATCGTGTTGGTAGGTTATTAACAAAATCCTCAACACTCATCTTAGATTCATTAAAAGTTAATTCCATTAAATCAAAAATTTTATCATTATCCAACTCATTTAAATCTTCCCATACACGATTCATTTCTTCTTCTGTATGAAAATTTTGGTTATAAGTATTTTTCATCCACTCTTCACTATCTTCTTTGATAATTTTCTTAACTAACTTTTCTAAGTCTTGTTCTGTTAATTTAATCACTTTCTTTTTCATTACAATAAGAATTTATTTAAATTATCTAGTAAATTAGAACCATTCTCAATAACTAATTTTGTTTTATTATCTTTTGTTGATTCCATGTATGGGGTTAAATCTTTTTCACTTGTAGAAATCCAAGAACCTGGTGTTGATGGTGATGTAACAATATCCCAACAAATTAACTCAAAGTCGTCTTGTACTATATTCTTACCACCCTCATTTTTAAGTGAGCCAACACCCCTTGACGATATACCTACAGTCCAACCCTTTCTAATCATATTTAGAACTTTGTCACCCACAGATGAAATAATCCCTGTCTTAAGATAACCCGGAGTTGTATCCAATTCCATTTTACCCATAAGTGTTCTACCATTCCACCAAATTTCTGAAATCATATGTGATACACGGTCAGCATCAATAATAGAAGACTCAGGGTGATTTAACTCACCTAGTGAAGTTCCCATGTCAATAAATTCTTGGTATCTTTTTGCCTCTCTTTTAAGGATTTCTTCGGGATAGACTCTCCCGTTTTTATTTTCTACACCCCATTTTTGGAGTACAGCGTATATTTCTATTTTGTCTGGTAAAGAACCGTCTTGACCTAAAACTAATCCTGATTTAAATTCGTTAATTAAATTATGGTTTGAACATACCCCATCTTGACAGGTTAGTTCAGATGATACAAATCCAGAATCGTACTCTACTAAGAATCCGTGACCCTCTTCACCTGGTTTTAATATTTTCATATCTATACTTTTTCTATAAATATGCTAAAAAACCTTATGTTTTAAGTTTACTAATAAAAAAAAGGGGCAAAAGCCCCTTTAATTATTAATCAGTCTGTGGACCTTCACCATTCAACCAATTTTCCTTAGCGATTAATTCGGGAGTTTTGGTTTTTGGTTTTGTTTTTTCTATTTTAACTTTTTCTTTTAAAAAATTTAAAATTTTCATCTTTTTCAAACACATCGGTTATTAGTTTTTCTGATATATTTTTTACCATTGGCATCATTTTATCTGAATTTATTGGTAATAATGGTTCCTTCTTAAATAAAGTAACCTCAACTGACATAAAACTTCTTTTTCCGTAATTAACTCCTGAAGAAGCCATATTAAAATCAACAATAGACTTATCTTTGTAAAAATTATTATTATCTAAAACTTCAAATAATTTCTTTTTAACTCTTTTAGATTTTCTCCTAAGAATAGAATCATAGTCTTCAATTTCAGAATCTTTAGGCTTACCCCAAGCCGATATTTGAATATAAACTGACCTTGGATTTTTGTTATCTACTGTCCCTGATTTTATATTATATTGGTATGACGTTTCTATATTCATTTCTTTTCCTCTTTTCATGTATTAATTTAATTAATATCCATAAGTTCTTCAACTTCGTTATATACAGTTTGTAACATACGTAACGCGACACTGTATGGGTCACAATTAGAGGCTGGTCTACGGTCTTCAAAATAACCTTTACCATCTATAGAAGATTGAGCCGGAATTCTAATACTAGTATCCCTTGTACTATACCCATAACTAAAATCTTTAATGTTAGAAGTTTCGTGTTCACCTGTCATTCGTTTATCATTAAATAAACCATAAACCCCCATATGTTTGTCATGAGTTAAAGATAATTTTTCTACAGACTCTTTAATTAAACTAAGTCCACCCTCTTTCCTCATTTCGGGGGTTGAAAAATTGACATGACATCCAGAACCATTCCAATCACCAGTTTTTGGCTTTGGGTGAAATGATATCTTTACACCATTTTCTTCTGCTACTCGTTGTAGAATATACCTAGAAACCCATAATTGGTCTGAACCATCTAAAGATGTTACAGGACCAATTTGATATTCCCACTGACCTAACATAACTTCTGCATTAATACCTGAAATATCTAAACCTGCTTCAACACATTTTTCTAAATGCTCTTCTACGATTCTTCTACCTGTAATATTATCGGCTCCAACACCACAATAATAATCTCCTTGTGGTCTAGGGTCTTCTTTTGGCCTAAAACCAAGTGGTAACCCTTCACCTTCCTTGAAATTTGGTTTCGTGGTTAGGGTATACTCCTGCTCCCAACCAAACCAATTAGCGTTTTCTAAATCAATTTTAGAATCAACCATCTTATTCTCTTTCATAAAATTCCTTAATTCACCTCTTTTATTTGTTGGGTGTAGACTTCCGTCTGGATTTAAAACTTCACAAAAAACTATATAGTGATAATCTCCCCTAAATGGGTCATTACAAGAAAACACTGGTGTTAAAATACAATCTGTATTTTCTCCTTTTCCAGCTTTAGCTTGTTTTGTAGAACTACCGTCAAAAGACCATTTAGGTAAGTCCCAATTAAAACCCTCATTACTATACTTTCTAATATCTTCAGGTTTTACAACTTTAGTTTTACTTCTTAATTGTTGTGGTTGATTCCCGTCCAACCAAACGTATTCTAAAAAAACTTTTTTCATATATTATTTTTTATATATTGTTATTTGTTATTAAATATACTAAATGTTAATAACAAAAAAAAGCCCCCTTAAATAAGGAGGCTTTTATCCATTTATTATCCTAAGTCCTGTTCTTTTGGTGGGTCCCCCTTTTTACTACCACCTATAAACTTAACTACATCTAAGAATTTACCACCAAATACATAACCACCAAATAATACCATTGCGTACTCTAACGCGTTAATAATAATTTCAAACTTATCTAAGTCTAAATCATTGTTAGATTTATGTAAACCAGCAAACATTAAAAACCCTAATGTAATGTAATAAGCTATTACTGACACTAAAAGGTATACTCTACCTTGGGACCATTTTCCTTTTTCTTTTAACATATCTTTTAACATATTTAAAAACTTTTTTAATTTATATTATTCACCTAGATGGTTCATTAAAACACCACCTAAAGAGGAAGCGTGTAACATTACAGTATTAACGGTTTCTTCACTTAAAGAAACTGGTTTTTTAGTATAATCCAAACCTAAAACACCGATAAACCTACCCTCAATATTTTTAATAGCGAATAGATAACCTGATTTACCTCCATACACTTCAGCCGCGTACTTAAGGCCATATGTAGCTATTTTTTTATCTTGGTAATTTGATATTTCTATTAATTCTTCTGTAGCTAATTTATTTAAAGATTTTGAAAATAAATTTACTGGTATATTTTGGAAGTTAGCTTGAACTGAACTTACACCAGTACCTACAGATTCATAAATAACTGAAAACTTAGCCATTGACTTACCTGTTGGGTAAAAATGTCCACCGTTATGGAATTGGGTAATCCACACCCTATCAGCTTCTACTTCTTCTCTTATATCTTCAATCTTGTTAGTTATTATTTCTGATAAGGCTAGTGTTTCTATTACCATATCAGGCTTTTTTTTATTGTTTAACTTATCCTTTAACCAAATTGCACCCAATGTCCCTAAAACACCTATTAATGCGGTAAAAACTGTTGTAATTAATTCTAACATTTATATTGTTTTATTAAGAATTTAAATTTTTCTTAAGTTCATACAATTTCAAAACTTTTTCACTGAAACTATCGTTATCTCCCATCATATTATAAATGGTGTCTTTCGTTTCAAGTAATTTAGATTTTATAGTTAAATTTTCAGAATTATCTTTTAAATGTTTATTTATTAAAGAAATATTTTCTTTAACTAAACTAGATACTAAAGTATTAATCTTTTCTAAATTCTCTTCACGTAAAACCTTTAATATATTTTTTTCTTCTTCTGTTAATGAATCTTTATATTTTTCATTAAATTTATCTGTAGCGATATTTAAAAACTTTTTTGGGTTAATATTTTTTTTAATATATTTATCCCCCTCAGTTTCTTTAATTACATCCTTTTCAGAAATTAACCAAGAAACTACACCTTCTCTTGATTCTTGTAATTTTTGTAAAGTCCCAACGTTCCTAGGTGAGGTTATTAAGTTTTGTATATCTTGATGTAATTTTGTTGCCTTTATATTTTTATAGTCTATACCATTACTCTCCAATAAAGTTAATAATTTTTTTGACTGCTCTTTCAAAGATTGTTTTCCTCTAAAATTATTTAAAAAAGATATGTTTTCTTTTAAATAATCATTTGCTGCCGTTTCACTATTTAAAGTCTGGGACTCAAGATTTTTAAAAACAATAAAAGTTGTTTTTAATGTCTCACTTTCTTTTAATATCTTTAAAAAATTTTTATATAAATCTTTACCTACCGTTTCTTCAGAAGTATAAGATTCTATTAATTTTTCAGTAAAAATATTTTTTAATGTACCAAAGTTCATAATATTATTTTTAAAATAAATATGCCTTAATTTGTAAGTAGGTCACTATCTTCCCCATTTTCTTTATTTAAAAGTTCATCGATACCCTTAGTCATCATAAAAATGTTTTCATTTTTCTTTTTGCCTTCTAATAAAAGTCTATCTATCACATCTTCATCACCTCTAAAACTTTCACCAAAGCCACCTCCAGTATCACCACCAGTATCATCACCAAATCCACCTCCAGTATCATCACCAAATCCACCTCCAGTATCACCTCCAGTATCACCGAAACCACCCCCACCAGTGTCACCTTCAGCACCAGCATCACCTTCACCTTGGTCCATAGGTAATTCGCCGTAAAGTTTGTCTACTTTCTTAAAAAATCCTGTGTTTTTAATGATATTAGGTGTTTGTTCTAATTCAGCAGATGCTGCCTTTTCTAGTCTTTGTTGTTCTAAATCTTCTAATATTTCATCCGAAGACCAATTAAAAATGTTCTTTTTAGCCCAAGTATGTGAAGTTGGGGCTATACCGCCGTCAACACCAGCAACCAAATCTTTATAAAGTAATACTTTTTCTTTCCATTGTTCTACTTTTAACATTTCACCTTGAGTAGATGGGTTATTAAGTGACAACTTAAAGTTATTTATTTCATCATGAAAACCTAAAATATATAAATGAATTATAGCTATTTTATTTAATTCTTGAATCATAGCCTGTTGGATTCTATTAATAGTTCTAGCAAATCTAATGTCCATTAAAGCTAAATTTTTACCTTCTCCTGTTGGTTCTTCAAACCCTAAGAATGTTTTCGGTACTCTAAGAGCCGTAACCATTTTTCTTTGGATAAATTGGATATCAGCTATTTGGTCTAGATTTGTAGCCCCAGGTAGGGTCTCTATTGGCATTGAGGCATTAGGGTCTCTAACAGGGACAAAATAATCTTGGTCGACAGCTAAAGTATTGTATCTAACGTCAGCCTGACCTGTTTGACTATCAGTTACTTGTGTTCTTTTAAATTTATTAGCAACTTTTTGTACATAAGACTCAACATCAGCGTCATCAATGTTACCAACATATATTTTAAAAACTCTTCTTTCAGGAGCTCTAGTTACACGATACACCAACATTGCGTCTTCAGCTAAAAGTAGTTGTTTCCAAATACGTCTAACTTTTTCTAAAACTGAAGTACCATAAGGTAACTTTCTATCGTCACCAAGTAATCGAAAATGAGCTACTTCCCAAGCGTTAAAGTCTAAACTTTTATTTTTCCATACAAAAGTGACATTTTTTTTCTTCATTTCACCCTCTACTTCTTGAGCGTTTTTTTGGAAAGGAAATGAGTCAGCTTCTTTTCTTTCTATATCAACATTAGTTAGTTGGTTTGCCCCAATTATACCATCTTTATAATCTATTTTTAGGTAGACAAAGTTATCGCCATATTTACAAGTGTTCCTAGTCCACATTGGTAAATTAGAATGGATGTCTAGTACATTAAAAAATAAATCATCTAAAACTTTTTTAATTCTATTAGAATCTGAATAAATAGACATTACTGTACCTTGTTCATTTAAAGTACAAGATTCTTCTGACATAATATCTAGAGCTACAGCTATTTCTGGTGTAAACTCCATGGCTTCAAAATCCATATAAGAAGCTATCCTAGAAGTTTCATAGAATACTGACTTTTGGTAAAGTTCATTATCTACTTTAGTCCATTGACCTTCTAAATATTTTTGTTGTTGTAGTTGTAATTTTTCTTTTTGGAAGTCTTGTTTAGATTTTGTTACAATTAAATCTTTATCCGTTAAACTATACTTATTATATGTGGTATTAGCTTTAGGCCCACCTCCTTGACCAAAAAGGTAAAATAACTTTTGGTATACCGTTAAATTTTTATTTTCTTCCGCCATTTTTATTTAGTATTCTTTTATAAATATCACCATTAAATGTAATTAATACATTAATTAATGTGAAGGTTATGTTATACATAATCACAGTCTACATAAGCAATATGGTACCCATTAGAAGTGTCCACTTCCCATACATAGTTAACAAGATTATCATAAGGGCCAGAACAATCAGGTTTGTCTTTATTATTCCTTAATTTACCACTAGGGACATAAGGTTGTGGTATGGTACTGATATAAACTGGTCCCGTTCCAGCTCTAAGATTAGGTTTACCTTTAAAGGGACTATTTGATGATATTCTATTTGCCATAATTTTATTTTTTAAATCCTCTCATACCACCAAAAACCCACATATTTTCTTTGAATTGTTCAGTAGTTACGTTATCATTTTGTTTGTTGTCTGTATAAAAATTAGTACCTACGACTTCTTTTAATATTTCACTATCGTTAGTGTCGGTTGTCTCAATAGACCAACTACTCACCATAGCTTTAGCTTGTCCTTTAGATTTTTCTAAATCTTTGAATGATGTTGAGCCCACAAAACAACACATAGCTATTGACATTAAAAGGTCATCATGATAACCTTTCATATGGTCAGCCCTACCACCAATAAAAACAAAAGTTTCTATTTCCATTAAAGCTCTTTTAGAACGAATTTTAAAAGAATCCATCCTAATTGATTCTTCTAATTTGGAAACAATTGTATTTCTATTTTTTTGGAAATTTAAACCAGGTAATTTACCTCTATCCATATATTTCTGTAAAGCTTTATTATTTTCTACAGAATCAATACCCACTGTCACATCGTAATAAAGATTTTTTTTAGGATAACCTAACTCAATTAATTTAAGGACAACGGAAGCACCCCAACCACCTGTAATATCAACAACAATAAACGCGTTATATGAGTCACCATAATATTTACAGATTTCACCTAAAACATCGGGAGCAACTTTACCGTGGTATTCAGCAACTTGGTTACCTGTGGTAAAATCCCAAATTACAAGACCGGCAAAATCATCAGAAGAACCTGAAGATGGGTCAGCAGACAAAATGTATTGGTGGTCCTTAATAGGGTCTTCCCATATCCACATATTACCATCAGTCCATTCTTTTCTAATTGGGTCTTTAACATTGTCTCTATCCTGTCTGTTTTTGTATTTGTCATCAATCACATTATCACCAGACCCAACAAAAGAACATAATAACTCTTGAGCAATAGACCTAGCGTTATGGTTTAGTTGTGCACACATCCCATCAAACCAGCCTGATGTTGGTACATAACCCTTTTCAACCATATCAGGCCATGTTTCTTCTGGTACTGTAGACTTTTCACCTGTATAATGATTCACATCACCACTAGCCGGGTCAAAAATAGATTCATCAACATCACCAGTTTTTTCGTTAAATAAATTCCAAGTCATTCCGTGTGGAAATTGTTCACTTTTGTTTCTACCGTTATAACGTGGGTCTTCATACCATTTCATCGAAACAATATTAAAATTATTCCTACCTTTTTCAGCGGTTACATAAGCTTTGTGGTATAGTGGGTCATGGCCGTTTGGTGTTGAAATAAGTATTGATTTACCACCTGTTGAAAGTGATGGTTGTGCTGCCGTATAAAATTCCTCACCCTTATTACCCTCAATAAACGCAGCCTCATCAACAACAATACATGATGGTGTATAACCTCTTAACGCGTCTTTTGATGAAGCTACCGCTTTTACTTCAGAACCATTCCATAATTTATAGTGTGAACTTGAATTTTTTTCAGGGTCAAACCAAGTTTCAGAACCAGAAGGTCTATACACATCCATCCAAGACGGTAACTGAGTTGTAAAATCTCTAATCTTTTTTAAGAATTCTTTTGCTGTTTCTTGTTTATTTGCCGCAATAAGAATTTTTTGTGTACTTTTATTTGAAGCTAAAGTTGTTAATATAGCTAAAAAAGCTGCGGTAGTAGTTGATATGCCTGCCTGTCTAGGTTTCATTACTATGTTGTGGTCATACACAGTATAAGCCTCTACTAACTCTTTTTGTCTAGGAAATAATTTAAAAGGAACAAAACCATTTTGTGTCCTATCTTCTGTCTCAAGATAAGATTCAATAGCGTAAATAGGGTCCTTTAAACATTTACCTATTTCATACATCATCTGCCCTTTACTAATATTCATGCCTATAAATATGTATATAATTGTTCTTTAATGATGGCTTTAATGTCAACACCCTCTTTTTTGGTCTTTTTACCATTAAAGCTTGGTTTATCATTTGATGGGATGTTCTTTAAAGTCTTAGGTGATTTATTACTCTTCAGATTGATTGTGTATTTCCTTTTATCAGTAAACGTTATATCGTGGGTATTATCACCATTTTCTTGTATTTCCATTTTTAATTTAGGGCCGTTACCAGATTTAATTCTATGTAATTGATTATCACCTACGTATTCACCTTGTATAATAATGTTTTTACTATCTTCACCCCTCTCTTTAGAAAATTGTTTTTCTTGGAAGAAGTCATTCCTTATCCCTATGACTTCACAACTACCACCGATTGTTGCTGATATCATATCATCATTATATTGTCCACCTGATTTACCACAATCACATTTCCTCCATTTTGTGTGAACAAGTCTAACCACATCCTCACATTTTTCACATCTAATTAATTTCATACCTATAAATATCACTAGGCACAGTAAACCCACCCTGTAGCGACACTGGGTGGGTTTTAATAGTCCGTAGACTACAACGGTCCTAATCCGTTTTACTTTGAATTCAATATAGAACCTAAATATCTAACTAAGTCCATGTCTCCAGCATCTAAAGCCGAATCAATCTCTATTTCTAAATCTCTTTTTGACATTCTTTCGTATTCAGGTTCAGATGGTTCTTCTGTTTCTGGTGACGGAGTAACTTCTTGACTTTCTTCTTCGGGTGGTGTTAAAGTTTCACCTTCATCTTCTTGTTCAGGACTATCATCATAACCACCAAAAGCATCATCTGAAGCTTCTCTTTGTAATTCTGATAAAGCTTCTTCAG